TCATTCCAGGCACTCTCTTGCAGCCTGGCGCAGTTTGTCGCCCGAAAGGAAGCTGCCTTTGTAGAACGTGGCGCGGCTGCCGTCGCGCGACTCAACCACCTCGAGGACATCGTCAGAGGCCACTGCGCTTGGCGCGGTCAATCGATAGCCGTGGGCGATCGATTTCTGGTTGGCAAGGGGCGCCAGTGCTTGCCACTTGGGCATTACACAGGCGGCATATTGTGCAGGGGTTTTGGAAGTCAGCTTACTGGCTGTGGGGTTACCCGGTGTTGCGCAACCGGCAAGGCTGGCAGTCAACAAGGTGCAAACAAAGATACGAAATGTAGGCATTTGCAATTGACCATTAGGGATACGGGGCATTCTACCCAGCGTTGCAACTTGGTTCCAATCAACCAAGGTCGTGGTGCATTTTGCTTATGAGTGAACATTCTATTGAAGCTTCACTAAAGCGGGCACCTGTTAATTCTGCTAGTAGCCAAAGCCGTGAAGCGGGTAGAGAGTGACCGTGCGGATACACATTATCTTGAAGCACCACAAGGAGCGCTCCACATGCCACCCACTCGCACGTTTTTTTTCTACCAGAGCGATAACCTGAGCACAGTGAAAACAGGTGAAGAAAGCCGCGGTATCTTTCGGGGTGTAGCAAACATCGCGTATGCAGAACTGCACACTGACAATGCACAAAGTGCCTTGTTGGCAACGGACGATAAAGGCTCAGTCTTGCAGGTGCAAAGTAACGAAGGCGGCAAGTCGGACACTGACCAGCCTTAGCATGAAAAGCTTCACTTGCGTGTCCACTTGCTGGTTGTGTCATGATGCGCTGAACAGGTACTACCGTGCAGGATGCCCATGCCTCAGTTTGATTGGCTCGCGAACCACATGAACCATTGCAACGCCTTTGCTCAGTGGATTCATCAGCAATTCACGTATGAGTTCGACGGCATCGAGCTTTCGCGATGGCAGCATGAGTTCGCAGAAGGCCAGGGCAATGGTGACTGGCAATGCCTGATTGCCCTGGAGCAAGGTCAGTTGTTGGGCGGAGCCGCTCTAGCAGCCCAAGACCTGCCTTCCCGTCCGGACCTCGGCCCTTGGCTTGCCTGCGTGTTCGTTGACCCGACAGCCAGAGGAGCCGGTATCGCCGAGGACCTGATTGAGCGCCTATGTGCCCATGCGCGCACTGCCGGCCACGAAACCTTGTACCTGCACACCCATGATAAACAGGCTTACTATGCCAAGCGTGGCTGGACGGTGATTGAGCAGTTCGAAGCGTGGGGCAACCTGCAGTGGCTGATGTCACGCACGCTTCGCTGAACAGCCGGACAGGGTTGTAGACGCACACTTCAAGGAACGCACTCACGCTCATGGAACCGCTTCATACCATCAAAGCCGATCTCGTCAAAACCGCCGACCACCTGAATGAACTCAGCAAAGCCATGACCGGGCACGCCAAGTTCATGGAAGCGCGGGCGACCTCAGACAGCGAGATCGATGTACGCGCTCATATCAAGTCCATCGATGGGGTTGCCAGTGAGTTGAGGTCCGTCGCAGCAAAGATCAAGGATGAGACCTGACCCACGCCCAACCCACGGCAACCTTCAGAGCTCGCTACTTAGCGCAGGCGAACTGTTCGGTCACGGGAATCGCATCGCTTGCTATCCGCCGCGCCCTGCCCACGCCCCACGCCAAGGCACGGGTCATCGACTCGCCTGGACGCGAATCGAATGCTTCTTCGTGAATGGCCATGCCACTGGGGGCATAAACCCCCATGAACATCTGCGTATTGCCTGTTCGCGACAGTCGCACCTGGACATCGATGTAGCTGCCGTCACTTAACGTTTCGTCGTGAGTCCGATGGTGAAGCGTTGGGTCAGCCCAGCCCCAGAAAACGTCGCCGCGAATCCGCATGTCGCCCCTCCTACGACTTTAGTTGTATACCTAAAGCCACCATAGCCAAAGGCAAACGGCGCGCAACTGTACTCAGTCGAAATGTGAGCTGAATCGGACAACTGGCAATCACCTGTAAACAAAGCGTTATTCGTTTGCCCACGCAGGCCGACACGTCATGCCAAATCAAGCACCGACAGTCGACGCCAGAGGTCGCTTGCACGGTGAATTTATGGCAATCTGCCGCGAAATCAAAAACGCAAAATCATGGAAACTAAATTTCAAGAGCACGCTAATGCCAGAAATTTCAGCAGATAACGCCAGCCTTATTCACAGCATTGCTACAACAACCGCCATCATTGCCGCCTTAGTCTCGGCCTGCGCGGTCATCCTGGCGCACCTGACGTCCGAGGTGCAAAGCAGCGAGTCAGACAGGTCCATGGCCGAGGCCAGCCAACTGATCGCCACAGCCAACCAGTCCGCCGCCCAATCCCAGTTGAAAATCGAAGAGCTCCTGCAACAGAACGCGGCGTTGACGGCACAACTGGACGCCGCGAAAAAAGAGCGCCAGGCCATTGAACATCGCCTGCGGCCCAGAAAGCTGACAGCGCAGGCACAGGCCGCGTTCCAGGCATTGGCGGCAGCGCTCGCCAAAGACAAAGTAGCCCCAACCGTACTGCTCAATATCGTCAGAAACGACGACGAAGCGTTGGCGTTCTCCAAACAAATCGCCGTTGCCCTGACCAAAGCGGGCGTGCGGGTACAAATAAAGCAGTTGATGCTCACCAAAGAGGCCACAGGCGTTCAGGCAGTGCTGTATGACAGCCCGGGAAGCCAGCAAATCGAACGTGCGCTCAGGGCCGCTAATTTTGCAACGGACATCAGTCGATCGTCGCAAACACCGAAGATCAATATTGATGATGACGACAAGCCTGCTATTAGTGCGTTTATCAACGTGTTTCCAAAAGAGATGTCGTTAACGGACACTGCAGCGCCGCACGCAGACTAAAACTAACGATCATGACTGGCCACCCATCCAGCATGGACGCAAAGCCAGTAACTAACACGCCCGGCTCCGTAGTAGCGTTGCGCATTCTACGAACTTCCAGGTCCGTTAACCGCAAGCCCACGGACCTGGGCGATTCAGACCAGGAGGTCCAATGCGTGTTGAGGTGATAGACCAAGCGGCGATAGATTCGGCGCTGATTGCGTTTGCCCGCTATAAAATCGGAGAAACAAAAATCTTCGATCTAGAGCGTGCAATGAGCTTTGAAGTGGGTGAGGCTTTGTCCAAGAGCGGACTGGTGAGGTTCACCATTACACAGTCAGTGTCAGGTCGCTACCGCATCAGCGATGAAGGCGAAAACGCCATCACGGACGCTGGGCGGGCGCGCCTTAAGGTGATCCGAGGGTAAGCCCGCTTTCATTACTCAGAACAGCCAGCCTAACCAAATAGATTAGGCGCCGCCCGCCAGCAGCTCAGCATTTATCGTGAAGCTCGGCGGGCCAAGCGCTGAAAAAGCCATTCATTCCAGGCCCCCCACGTAGCGCCAGAGGGTGCCCCAATACTCGATCAGCCCAAGGATCTTTAGAACACTTGAAGGGCGTCAGTTCACTTCACGTGGATGTCTCTTAGCGCTGTGATCATTCTGTTTGGATAGATTGCAACTGCGCAATCTAAACATCAGCATAAGAGCGATTACGAACGCACACCCATTACAACCTGAAGACAGTAGGAAGTAATTATATACAATTAAAACAATCAAGCGCTTGATGCAGATCAAAACCACACTACGCTAAGGAGGCTATGAAAAACATCGCTTCTAATTTTCAAGGAGAAGAAAATGCCAGCACAAAGTTTGGTTCTTGCTCGCAATGATTTCGAGAGCATAATCGATGACATGGCCGCTCACTTTAAAAGCGACAGCAGGGCTCAGAGTTACAGCACTGAGTCAAAAGTACTGAATGAATTGTATGGCGGCTTGGAGCCTGTATCACTGGCCGTTAGCTCGCTGAGCGACAGTGGTAACGATCAAGTAATCAGCAAGTTTACGGGGGATTGCAAGGCCGATCTGAATACTGACAGCGCTGCCTTCCACAGCAAGACGTCGGACTATACGACTGCGCTGCAGTCCTCGCAGAACCAGGATGAATTTAGCCGAAGAATTGATGAAATGGCTGACAAAGCCAAAAGGGATAATGCCTCGGCCATTGACCGCTGGCGCGAAAAAGCCAAGCAGATCAACAAGGAAAACCCTGGGGCCGGCAATGCTATTCTTATCGCTTTCGAAAGCGTGTGCGCGTTGGCCAACAAGGTGTACAGTGCAATTGTTGATTTCTTCACCTCCATCGTCCAAAGCGTTGTTAAGTGGTTAGCTAACGCTTGGTCTTCGATTAAAAACTTCTTCTCTGATGTTTCGCACTTAATTTCAGGTTGGTTCTAGTTATCTAGGGTTTGCCCTCGCGTATTTTTACGCGAGGGCAGACCTTTGCAGAATAGGCGGCCGTACCGCTTCTCAGGTAAACACGTTAAAAAAAGGCACCGATGCTCTCCATCATCACCGGATAGCCTACTCGACGAGCGGGCCCTTAACGCCATCAAGCAAGCCCTGCAGTTCGCAACGCTCCAACGCATGGCGTGCAAGTCCGTGCCCCCTGCCAGCCCTTTCGTGGTCCAACCAAGCAAAGGTGGGCTGTGGAGCTGCGATCCAAGTGTTACAATCCGCCCATTCAAATCAGCGCTCAAGCGCTGGACATCCGTGATCGCCGTCAGTACGACACCCGCCACACCTACGCAACCCTGTGCCTGATGCCTGGGATGAACCCTGCGTTCATCGCGAATCAGCTCGGCCATAGCGTTGGAATGTTGCTCTCTACCTACGCGAAATGGATCAGCTCCTCCTCGGACTGGAGGGAGCTGGAGAAGCTGCCGCCCCGCGTCGAATTGGCCCAAAATTGGCCCAAAACTGACACGAGGGCCTAAATACACCTCTGGAACCCCCGCAGGACAAGCACTTGATTTCTACCGCCAACATCACCATGCGGTTTTTTAGTGGTGTCTGGTGGTGGCAAAGGGTTGATTTTACTCGGCAAAACGCCCCTCTATCCCCCTCTTTCCCTTATCAGTGGTATCAAAATTGGTATCGCCTGGCGCTTCCCAGGCACACTCAGAGCTACCCGCCCAGCGTTCCAGTAGTCGGATTTGCGAATCCGACTTGAGAATCGCCGATTCATGCTGGCTGGGCATGAAAAAGCAGTTTCACAACTAAGCGGGATTTGCCGACCTGTAATGCGCATCCTACAAGGGCCGGCGAGTCCACGACCGACCCAGGGCGACTACGTCCAAGGGCAAGATCAGGACCAATGGGCCCACATTTTTCGAAAACGCTTTCGGGCTGCGGGTGGCCGAATTCTTAGTTCTGTGCTAGATATTTTCATTCTTGAATCTTTCAAGAACTCTCTCCAAAGGATAATTTGAGCAAGGAGCTAGAAATGGGAATTATTCAAAACGCGATACGGGATTTAGAGAAGCGCGCTGACGAAAAAGCAAAAGAAGTAAAAGCTTCTTTGCAGATGTTAGATGTACTCGCTCAAACAAAGCTTTCAGAAATAAAACGGCTTGTTGAAGACGACATTGCCAAATCCAAGTCTGACGCTAAATCTGGATCGCCAACCCAGATTCCTCCAGGTCTTTACATGATGCAGGATGAGGGGACTCATGTAATGTCATCCTCTGGACCGTCGGCAGGCATCAAGAATGCTGTCGACAGTCTACTACATAATCCGGAAGCGAAATGGCGGGATGCCTTAACCGGACTGATAGGAACTGCTCTAGACACGTTAATCGGTAACTCATCAGGTGCATCAAGCAACAAGAAGCTTTATCTAATCGCACTCGATGGACACGCAGGCGATCCAAATAAAGGCATCGAAGAAACATACGTTCCCGTACGAATTGATTATTGCCTTTGGACTTACAACTTCGAGAGCTCAGGTATCTCGGATGTAGCCACAAATGCTATCGCGTATTACGCACAAACATCATTGCTCGATTACACCAACATCCCAAGCAATCTTCAAATCGATCAGTCTCTTAAACTCATCGGGATTCCGCAAGAATACCGCAACGCTATTATTGCACAGGTAGAGAAAGAGCGCGGAGTAAAACGACCGTTGAATCTGGAGAAATACCTTAAACACGCTTCACCAGAGCTGCGCGCTTCAGCTCAAAAGCTTTACTTAGCGTAAAGGTAGCCCCCTTCGTAGGGGGGGGCTATTTACAGCCAGATGTCAGCGGTTTTCAAGACCGTGGTACAAACGCCCAATTCGTGCGGCGTCAGGGACAAAAACGATTCCAAAACAAAGACGAAACGGCACGGCTACAGGCCACATACTGCAAGGACCGCCGTTTCAGTTTTGGAATCGATTTCTTGGTCAATTAATGCCCTATGGAGAAGTCTACCTAGCCTAAAAATCTTTTAACTTGTCAATCCTAGAGCGCCCTTCGAGCGCCTCCCCAAGCTGTTTTGCTGTTGCATTCAAGTTGCTAACCACCTCAGGATACCCCTGCTTCGAAGGCTCTTTCCAGCCACACTCCGGCGTTGACTGGAGCGCTTTATTAATGGTTAATTGAAGCCGAGCCTTCTCATCCTTCGCAATGAAGCTGATGTCATAACCCGACACACACGAAACCGCCACCATACCAGTATCCATCTTCCATAATGTTACTGCCTTCGCGATTATAAGACCCTCACCTTCGTCCTCCACTCGCCCTATCGCCTTAGAGTCTCCGTAAGCAGTCGCTAAGAAGTTACGAGCACTTTTGAACAGCTCATCTTTCGTTTTTCCTGGTACCTTGTAGTCATAGGTGAATTCACGCTGCTCATCCGTCATGGGTTGGAACGCTACGTCATTCACACAGCCAGCGAGACTGCAAGCAGTCAAAGCGACTAGAACAATCTTTTTCAACTCACTTCCCTCGTGACGGCATAGTGCCCTGCATCGATTATTCAGTCTCCGGTCGTAGATTTCAATCTCGTACGCACACTTCTCTGCCGCTCAAGCCTGGCCTTCTTTCAGAGATGCGCCCCTGACCTTCCTGCATTGCAGCAGTAGCGTGAGATTCGCCGCTCAGGCCGCGCCCCAAGCGGCCTGTACATCTGACCTGTCTAATACAGTTCGGCCAGTTTCAGCGAATTTCATCCAGTAAAACCGAGAAGCTTTCGAGCAGTTTTAGACAGCTTCAGCACCCCCGCCCTGGCGTTCTGCCAACGATGATCCGGCCAGGCTCATCACTCCCCATCCCCTCCCACGATTCGTACTTGAACAGGCCGATGTGATAAGCCTCTTCGAACTCCATCAACCCCCAGGCCCTCGCCGCCTCGGACAGTTCCAGCATGTCGACCAGGTTCTCGGAGCTGACCTCTCGCCGACGATGGGCAGCATAAGCCATCTCATCGAGCACTGCAGAGCGCCCGTCCGGATCGGTGATCAGTGCGAACTGGTCGTTCAGCTCATCCAACCATGCCTGCGGTATCCCGGCCATCATTCTGCCCTGCACCACCAGGACTGCGCGTACAGTGCGCCGTCCACTTCCTCAACCCCGTTGATATTCATCCCGAGCTGAGCCATGCCGTTGACCTTGGCATCATGCAGGCGCGGGATGATGTCAGGCCCAGGCGTCGGATTGAACACCCAGGCCTGTGTGGCCACCCGGCCCAGCGGCTCGCTTTGATGGTCGCCAATGTGGATGTCCGCCCGCAAGGGCTGGACCTTCCGAAGCTGATTGGACGGGATGGCTACGCCCTTGACGCGCCGGCGAACGAGGAGGAAATACATAACGCACCAACACTGTATATCGATACAGTATCGTATAGCTGGAATCCGCAGCGGGCAATTGCCGGCCAGCGGATCAGTGAAGAGGCGGCAGCTCCTTGCCGCGCATCGTGGCAATCACGCGAAGCTGGTAATCGGACACCACCTGGAACAGCGATTCAGCCAGAAAGCGCAGGCGCTCGACCTCCTCAGTCGGCGCGCCGCGATCCTGGGCCTGGTGATACTCTCGCATGGCGTCGACAGCCTGCTTAATCAGCGGCTCGCCGGCCACGACCATGCCAATGAAGGTGCGCTTGTCCATTGATCGCTCTCGATCATCTGATGAGCGCATTATAGGACGCTTCGCAAAGCTGGCCGGCTATTCGGGATTGATCATAAGCTTTCGCCAGCTCTCCCGCTCGAGCATCAGCCCGTGTGAGCAGGTCGGAGAGCACCATGGCGGCGCGGGTGGCTCATTTATATTCTCGCCTACAATAAAACCGCCGAGGGCCATAGCTGGTTAGCTGTTAAGACCTCATCCCTTGCCTCATGAAACTGTTTGCTCTCGGTAAACTTTCGGAAACTTACCCATAGTTTCTCATGACCTCCTAAAAATAACGCCCCCATTTCTTCCAAAAGGTCGCTGCAATCTTCAGGATAGATATGAGCAATCAGGCCTTGCATGTACAATCGATAGTACCCAATCCTTCGAACTCCTTCACCGACAGGCAAATCCATCTCATGATATGTTGGTGATTTATTATGATTAAACCCGATACTCATCTGTATAAGTACAACTGGGTGATATCCGGGACTTCCAGAATCCCCTTCTTTAATCATTTGACCTAGACGATCTAAATCAACACCCTCTCTGGGCAGATATTCGAATTCTTTGATCTTAGTCTTGAGCGAGCGCCATAAAATGCTCAAAAAAAACAACCTGAGCTTGGCGGCATCCACACCACTTAGCAGACGCACGGCGACATCCGCGCCCGGCTGAAAAGGCACCTCGAAATCTTCTTTCTTTAGTTTCTTAGCGCCGCCCCATCCGCTCCATATCAATTTATGCTTGCGAAGTTCATCTATACCATCCGAGTCTATTTTGCTAAGGATTTCCTCTCCTTCTGCAATGAGCATTTTATGATCAAACCAGCTAGTGAACCTCCTTACCGGTCTCGCCCCACGTCCGGACTCAATGAAATATTCACCTTTCACTGAGTGAGAAGTTAACGCCTGAGGGATCAGATGAGACTTGGCATACTTTCCCTCTACTCCCAGCAGTGCGCATATCCCGGTCTTAGGCGCAGGATTTCTGCGTTTCTCTTTCCTGTTTTTGCTAGCCATATGTCCGACTCTGTTCAAAGCTACTGCTTTTGATCTGAGCCAAATCTCACATACAGGCCTAATAATGGCAAGCAGCCAATGCAGCTATGATCTCTTTTTCGTAACCAATCCTCTGTCGACGCTCGGCCAGCAGCGCCCGCACTTTCACCTCCAGGCTATCTGTCTTGCGTAGGCCGGCAGCGGCCCATGATGGCACTGCCACTACCGGTGCACGGCATGGCACCCGCACTGGCACTTCGACACGCACGTACTGCACCTGCGTTTCCGCGCGTCCGGTACACCCCTGCAGGGCAAGCGTCAAAACGATTCCGCCCCCACAGGCAAAGTCTCGAACTATGCGGCATGCGGCCCGAAAAGCATCCTTCCCGCTCCTACAAGTTTCTGAGTTAACCGCCAGCGTCATAACCCTAGCTCCTTGTCGATGATCGAGGTGGAAGCTACGCATTGGTCGCCACCGGTGCGCTCCTGCTGAAGGCGGTTCGCCGCGGCGTAGTCGACATCTGCGCTTGCCTTGGCCACGCGCACTGCCTTCTCAGCGCCAGCCTGACGCTCATTGGCAACAAGAGCTAGGTCGCCCAGCGCCTTGCCCTGCTCTGCCGCCAGGGCGCTCAAGTTGTCCCGGGCACTCACACAGGCCGCAGCTTCCTTATTGGCCTGATCCAAGAGCGGCCGGTAATGGCTCGCCGCAAACCAGATACCGCCAGCACCACCCACGCCAGCCAGCAGTACACAGCCCAGCAGTAAGACAGCCAGGCGACTGCCCGCTACCGGTGACGCCATCATGCCAGCGCCCGCCGTATGCCTTCGTCGATCACCTCGGACTTGTACGGATTGCCGCCGTTCTCGTGGACGATGATGCCCACCACAGCCTCACGCAGCACCTGCGGCTTGGAGATGTCGATTGAGTCGCGGACACCTACGCCTAGGCGCTTGGCTATGGCTTGGGCGTAAGCCAGGGTGTTGTTCTCGGTGGACGGCGCCCAGCGGCTGATGAACTCTAACGGGGTGTCGATACCGGGACGGCCGACACCGGGCATACCGTCCTTACCCCGGTAGTTCAGCAGCAGCTTGCCCAGCGCACGAATACCATTTTCCGGCGAGTCGAAGCGGGCAAAGCGGGGGTTGGCCACACCCAATTCCAGGCCAAGCTGACCATTCCAAGCGTTGCGTGGGTTGTAGTCGATGTTGCCGGGGTTACAGTTGCGAACCCCGCGTGGAAGTGCTGCTGCCATGGTTTCCTCCAGGCACAAAAAAGCCCGCACAAGGCGGGCTGTGGGTGAGATATGAACGGGTTACGCAGCTTCCAGCGCTTCCAGGCGGCGCAGCATGTCTTGCTGGACCTGGATGACTTCCTGTTGCTGCTCGATGGTGGTTCGCTGCCGCCAAGCCATAGCGGCCATCAGCAGGTACGCCAGCTGGTGGTCGCGGAAACTGAAACGGTCACCGGCAGGCACCAGCTGGACGATTTCCGGCTGGATCAGCACCTTTTTGTCGTCGTACAAGGCCGGCTCCAGCACTTCGTAGTGCTCGTCCCATTTGTCGTAGCAGACGGCCGCCAGTTGAAAGGGATCCACGCCTTCCTCTTGGAAAATCTCAATAGCACGCTGAACTGTCTGGCCAGCGTGGTAGCGCGCTACGTCACCGCCTTCCTGCTCTTCCTCGATCTTCTGCAGCCACCGATACAGGCCCAGCTCGTCGACCAGGCGGATTCCCGCCCGCAGGTGCGCAAGACTGAACGGCTCAACCGGCGTTTTCAGCCGGGCATCCGACGTGTTGATAACGCCGGTACCGGCCCACACAACCGAGAACCGGTTGAGCGAGCGCCCCAGCGCCACGACGTTGTCGGTGGTCGCCCGAATGAACTGGCTGCCGTAGTAGATCAAACCCTCGGTGGTAGCCACCATGGCGGTGATCGTTGCACAGCGCAGCCGGACCCCTACGCTTGGCAGGCCAGAGCCCACCACGGACTCGCCAGGCGAGTTGGGGCAGTCGTTGGCGTGTAGGTCAACCCACCCACCCTGCGCGGTCTGGCCACCGGACGAGCGCAGCTGCAGGCCATACATGGCACTGCCCCACGCCGACTTGATCGACACCCAGCGAGTGTTCAGCTCGTCCACCGCCGTGCTGAACAGGTTCAGGTTGTTGTCGTAATTCAGCTCCAGGAACTTTCTGTAGCGTCCAAGCGCCTCCCAAAACTTGCCGATGGTGAAAGATCCATTTTCGGCGTTAAAGCCGATATCCATTCCGGGAAAGTATTCCTTGATGGTGCCGGTGGTCGCGTCCGTCGACGCCGCTTGCAGCTTCACCTCGCCTGCTTCGCGACTGGGCACCTTGATGCGCATGATGCGCTTGTCGCGGCGCAGGTAGGCACCGGCCGCAAACAACGTGTCCGATGCGTAGGCTTTGTTCGCCGGCAACTTGGTGACCACCCAATTAGCCCGGGTGGTCGGCGTCTTGCCCGCCGTCGGCGTCGTGTTCATCGAAGCCCAGTTGAAGCCGTCCGAGGAAACGACATCCCCCGGCAACTTCCAGGCATCAATGGCCAACGTCAGCAGCTCATCACCGCGCAGGCAGATACCCTCCGGCTCGAAACTAACCGGAATGCCGCTGGCCGTAATGCCCATCAGCTGATCTTCGGTATACAGCGCTGCCGGCCCCGCGTAGGGCAGGCTTCGGCGTAGGCGACCGCTCATGTCGTAAATCTGGATGGTGCGCGCCGCACGCGGCGCCCCGGCCCCCCACACGGTGTACAGGTGCTTGCCGTCCGAAGTCATGCCCTGCAGCGTGGAACCAAATTCCCCTGGCGCCCGCTCGAAGGGCACCGGCCCTAAGACTGGCGCGACGTGGCGCGCATCGATCCCGGCCGCTTCAACCTCGGCACGGTCGTACAGGAAGAAGAAACGCCCTGTACCCTCGTAGGACGTGGCCACCAGGATGACGTGTTTGCCATCGTTGGTAACGCACACACTGGACCGTTGCGGCCAGTGCAGGCGGGTACCGTCGCCCGGGTTGCCGAACACCTCGAAACGCTGCACATCCGCTTGCGAGGTCGCCGCGCCGCGCCACTTGACCTTGGAAAAGCCTTTGCCGCCCAGCGACGTACCGCCCTCGAAACTGCCGGCGTTACCGGCCGTGGTGTACAGCCAGATTTCGCCGTCTTCCAGCAGCACCGACAGGTCGGAGCCGTGACCTACGCTCAGCGGCTCAGTAAAGGCGACAACGCTCATGCTGCCGCCGTTGCCGAGCCATCGCCATTCACTGAAAATCACCCGCTCATCAGCTCCCCACGACGCGCCGCTGACGCGCTGGGTGATGTACAGCTTCTCGACGCCGTTGTGCAGCAGCCACGCGATACCCTGAGTGGCGTTACCGGCGCCCGGATAAATCTGGCTGTCGCTGCCGTCGGGCGCGACGAAACCGAACTGCGGCACTCCGCCGAGGCGCTGCACCAGCGCCCGGGACAGCAGGTCATCCGTGCTGCGCTTGAACAGCTGGCCAAGGGCGAGGATGGACCCCGGCCCCCGGTAAGTATGAATATCGACTTGAGCCGGGTCGACCTTGTAGGTGCCCTGCGGCCGATACGCGCCCGGGCCAGCGCGCACAAAGGCAGCGGTGTCTTCGGCCTCACCGTCACCTACCGCGCCGAAGTCCTTGACCGACAGCGTGTCGCGCATCTTCTCCTGAAAGGTGCGCACGATTGCACCCAAGCCTGCCGCCTGGAAGATCCCCATGCCCAGTTCAGCCAAGCGCTCCCAAACCAGTCGTACCTGCTTGGCCAGTGACGGCACCAACCCGGACTCGGTTTGCACATCGGTGTTTTCGTCACCGTGCACGTATTTGTGCTGCACCTCGGCCGCGGCTTTCGACCGTTGCGCAGCCTCGGAAAGCTTCGCCGCGCTCGCTTCCAGTGAGGAAATGTCGGTCATGCTGTGTTTCTCCAGACGTAAAAAAACCCGCTAGTGCGGGTCTGGGTGTTGGGTGGTTAGCCGTCAGTAGCCGGGGGCTTTGCCCAGGGCGCGCCAGTGAACCGTGGCCTGATAGGTATTGGTGTCGTTGAACAGGCGGTACTGGGTCGTGCTGATGTGGAAGGCGCCGGCCGCGTTGCCGTCGCCGTCGTCAGAGTTGGCTGTGACCTTGTTGCCGAAGCAGTTGTAGACCTCGGCAAACGGCGTGGGGAAGTTGATGGCCGCGCTGGTTGAATCCGGTCCCACCACCCCGCTGCCCCACTGCTCAAGCAAGCCCGTGGCCTTATCCAGACGCCAACCGTTGACGGCCATCAGCGCCGTGCTCTTGTCTTGCTTGGCGGCCAACATCTCGTTCACCTGGTCTTTGGTGAACGCATCCAAAATGCCGTACCCCGCCAGACTGTCCGCTTTCGCCGCCTTGTTCAGCAGCATCTGGTTGATCTGAGCCTTGGTGAAGGCATCCAAGATGCCGTACCCGGCCAGCGAATCCGCCTTCTGCGGGAACTGCGCAGCGAAGGCCCGCAGCGCCTGCAGCAACTGGGTGTTGTCCGTATGGTCCAGTGCCGGCAGGTACGCCAGAATGACGCTCACCAACTCTTCCTGCAGCATGTTCAGCCACTCGGCCTTGATCGGCGTCGGGCCTTCGCCCTCGGTGACGGAGCCGTAACGGAACAGCCCGCCGGGTGATACCAGGTCGCTCCAAAATCCAATGCGTTGCATGTCAGAAATCCTCGATACCGGCGACGGCGGCCGGCGAAACGTAATGAACAGCGCCCCACAGCTGGTCCATGCTGGCCGTTACGCGTTCGGCCACTTCACGCCCGAAGCCCATGACCACGTCGGTATATTCGGGCGCCTGGTCCTGCAAGCGACATTCAGCCAACGCCGCTTCGGGCGTGCCGTAGGCTTCCAGCGGCGCCCAAGCCAGCCAGCTCCACGGCCAGCCACCGCCGTAGAGGAAATCGCCGGTATTGGTCACGCCAACCCGGGCCGGGCGGAACTCTTCAATGGTGATCGGCACGCCGGCTTGCCGGGCCAGCCTGATGTAGTAACTGCGCTGCGGCGCCCCGGTGGCGGTCAGCTTGTCCAGCACCGCTTGCCGGCGCTGCTCGATCGTCAGGGAGCCGGGCACCGAGCAAACGTCTGGCAAGCCCAGGTAATCTTCCCAGTCCACCAGCAAGGCGGTGACCGTGGCCGGGTTCATTTCCTGCAGCAGCAGGTCAAGGGCCACTTCCACCCGCGCGAACTCGGGCGCAAGGCTGGCCACCAACTGGGCGATGTCGGGCTGCAGCTCCGGGTCAAACGCAGGCCCCGGCGGCAGCAGCTCGCGCAGGGCCTCGCGGTAGTCCTGTTCGGTCATAGCCATGTGATCACCCCAATGGCCACTTCATTTTTGGCCACCACCACATCGCTGGTTGGCGAGTCCATGCGGTAGTCATATTCGCCCGGGGCATTGCTGATCGCGGCGCGAATGTGGCTCAGCGGGATGGTGGAACCAGACCCGCCCTCTTCGTTGATCAGCACCGCCAGTGACTTGGCCACCGCAGTGCGCACGGCCGTGGTGTCGGGCGTCACCTTGATGCGTAGGGCGATGGCATGGCGCTGCGCAGCGATCACGTAGATTTCACTGGTGACCGGGCGCTTTTGCTCCAGATAGGCTTGCACCTCGACCACCTTCGCCGGACTGGGGAAAATGTCGTCATCGTCGTCGCACACGAACGCCAGGCCGAACGTGCCCGGCCCCATCCAGCGCGGCAGCGCCCATGCCCGAGTCACCCCAGGCACCTCAAGCGCCCACTCTACAAAGTCCTCTGCGTTGCCGACCTTGCTGGGGTTCTTGAAGGCGGCTTTGACCCGCTCGCGCAGCGCCTCGATGCTCTCCTGCTCGACGCCGCCCACAATGCCGGCCGGGCCAATAACCGCCGATGCGTTCACGCCCAGCACGGGCGTGACAGCAGTCAGCATGCCGGCCTCGATATTGCCGGTCGTGCCCAGCGTCTCGGCCTTGACCTGAAGCTGTGCGGTGCCGGCGACCAGCGTGGCCGGTTGCGTGACGATGTAGCGCCGGCCATCACTGGCCTGGTACAGCGTGCCAACGTCCACCACAAACCCGTTCGAGCCCGTGACGGTCACGGTGCCGGCGGCCGACACGGCAGGCTTGCGCCCTTCCTCAAGCCGCCATTCCGCCCACAGCAGCAGCATTTCTTCGCCGCAGGTCGCCGGATGCGCCTGTTCTGCCATCCAGTTTTGATGGCCGAACAGCTGATACGCCGCGCCGGCCAGCGCCCGGGCGGCCACCTTGGCATCGGAACGGCGCAACGCATCCGGCGCATTGCGTTCAAAATCGGCCTCGACGCGCGTGACCAACGCCGGCAGCGTCGGGATTTCATACGGCATTGATCAACCTCCACGCGTCCTCAAACGCCAGTTTCAGGGTTTCGCCATGGGCCTCGGTCAACAGCACCTGCAGGTTGATCCGATCAAGGCCCTGACGCTCGACCGTTACGGTAACGGCGGTGACGATTTCGTCTTCGGTCATCCAGCGCAGCGCCTCTTCGGCGTACTCGCGGGCGTCTCGCAGGGTTTCCGGGGTGATCGTGCGCCGCCGCAGCAGCCACAGGCGCGAACCGATCTGGTCGCCCGCCACGGTCGGCACGCAATCGGCCCACCAGCCTTGGCGGTCATCGCCGTCGACCTGATCATCAGCGGCCGCGCGCCGCCAACTGAACAGGCTGATGCTCACGGACCGGCGCAGCAGGGTTTCGCGGCTCATTCGCCACCCCCTACCGGCTTGTTGGTACTGAGCTGGCCACGTAGTACGCCGTCGTGGACGTGCTCGATCTGGCTGATGCCGGCGGCCACCTGGTCGCCTTCCGATTCGATCCGGCCGGTGGTGCGAATGACCGGGGTGTCAAAGTCGATCGACTCCCCGGCCGTGACCTTGAGCGTCATGGTTTCGACCTCAAGCACCCGACCGCGCTTAAACACCAGGTAATCGCCCTCGTCGGTGTGCAGCGCTACTTCGCCGGGCTTTAGGCCCTGCAGGCGAAAGCGCCGGTCGGCCACCATGATCACCACCCCATGGCTGCGGTCACCGAGAAAACCCACCAGCGCCTCGGCGCCGTCATGCGGGCAAGCGGTGTAGCCGTAGGGCTCAAGGTGTTCCACATCGTCTTTGACTTCCCCGGCGGTGATGCGCAGCTGCAGCGCCTGCAGCTTGCGCGCCGAGTTGGCGAGCACGACCACGCCCCGGGCCAGCACGCCCGCTAATGGGTTTCTCATGGCTTGTAGTCCGCAGGAATGAGGTATTCAAAGTTGTCGGTCTTCTTGCCCTTCTTGAGCTTGCGGCTCTCGTAGGCGTCGTTGGGCTCAGGCAGGAAGCCATCAGGCGGGGCCACGGTCATTTTGGTCAGGGTGCCGCTGCCATCCAGGTCGTAACTGATCTGGCTGATCAGCATGTCGCGGTCCAAGCCAATCAGCGGGTCAATGACCCGCACAATCATGTTGTGCCGCCACAGCTCGCCACTGCTCTGCCGCCACCCCTGCACCACGTAGTTGACCGTCAAGGCCCGACTGATGGCGTTGGCCCGCTCCCACTCGACGCGCGCCCGGGCCAAGGTGGTGGTCATCTGCCCTGACTGGTTGATCACCTTGACCCGGCGGCGAGCCACCCGGTCATCCGCCACGCTGGCCTCCACCTCGCTGGCTTCCACGCCAAACGATCCATCCGTACCGCTGCGCTGGCCTCGGCTGATGTACTCGGAGAACACGTTGGAAAAGTCCAGCGCGGTATCCGCTTCCAGAATGTTCTTGCCCAGCTCCAGCGCGTCGACCGCGCGCCCTGCCGTGCCCGGGCTGGCAATCACCAGACGGCCGTTGCCGTCGTCGGTGCTGAACAGCCGGGAAAGGGTCAGCAGACGGTCGATACTCTCAAAGGCGGTTTCTCCCGGCTCGATGGTGTGATCGTCCAGGCCCAGTGTGCCCGGGCTCTCGTTGATCACCTTGACGCCGTACTCACCAGCCAGCGCCTCGACAATCTTTTGCACGCTCTGGCCGCGCCACTGGCCGGGGGAGTTGATCGCCGCGCAATCCACCAGGTCGGCCGTTTTCGACCGGCCCACAATGCTCAGGGTGATGTTCTGGCTGTCATAGCGAATCGGCGTGCTGAACACGTAGCCGGTCAGCAGCAGGTCATCGCCAATGCGTACTTCGACGACTTCACCCTGCCGCACCCGCAGCGGCACATCACTGCCGCCGGGCCACTTCCAGGTGATCGCCAGACTGAAATCCCGGGCTTGCCGCTCCAGGCCGGCACTGATCCGCACGTCTTTCCAACCGGCGTAGTCGTGCCCGCCAACGCTCAGGGTGACGGTATTGTCTGGTTCCATGGGTTAACTCTTGGCGATTTGCAGTTCTACGGCGGGCACGAAGCCCGGGTGGCGAATCGCATTGCGCGAAACGATTTCGGCGCCGCGCAGGGCATCGCCGTACAGCCGGTGGGCCAACACCAGCGAAGACACCGTGACCCGTGGCTGATAGGGCCGAAGCCATACGCCGCTGCGCGCCACTTCGGTCAGGTGCCTGTCCATGGCCAAACGCGCGTCGCTAAGCACGCCGAAGTGATCCGGCAGGCTTTCCCCTGCAATGACCCACATCGCCTCGCTGATAGCGTCTCTGGCGGCCAGCACGTCGTCTGCGACAGGAACCGTAGGCTCCATCACGCTACCCGCCTCTACCGTACTGCCGCCTTGTTCCAGCTGGACACTGAGCGCGGCCGGCTGCTCGACCGTCTGCACCCCGGCCACCGGCACCTCCGCCACATCCAGCAGCAAGTCCAACAGCGCGGCATCCTGCACCAGGCCAATGACCGCTTGCTGGATGATGGCGATATCGGGGTCGTTGGTCGCCGGCCGTTCCTGCGACAGGGCCACAATCGCTTCGGCCTTGGACTTGGACGAATGCAGCGAACCGCTGGAACCGTAGCCGCTGAACCAGCGTTCAATGCTGGCCACGTCGCTCAGCAGGCTGGCCATCAATGCCCCGGGTGCGTTGATGACCGACTGCACCAGGGCACCAAGGTCGGCCGCCAAGGATGTCAGCGGCTTGAGGAAGTTGATGGCGAAGGCATAGGCACTGGCGATGGCTCGTCGCACCGCGTTGACCTGCTGCCTGGCCCAGTTCACCTTGTCCATCAAGGCATTGAACCGCGCCTTGATCGACTCCAGCAGGCTGGGCACATGCGCCGCCAGTTGCTTACGGGTGTTAACCCGCTGCACCGGGAACATCAGCATGCCGTCAATGAACGACAGATTGAGCCGTACCATGCCCAGCTCATCACGGGCATGGGAGACTTCACAATCCCCTGCCGTTACCGTAACGCGGCCAAACCAAGGGTGTACCAGTTCGCCCGGCCCGGCCGTGTCCAGGGCCACCAGCAGGCGGTCACGTTGACTGATGAAGTCGTCACCGATGATGAACCCGGTAAACCGATATTCACGCGTGCGCCGCCCCATGTCCTCGACCAGCGGCTGATCGCGCTTAGGGTATTCATGCAACTGGGTGCGCCGGCCCACCGGCACACTGTCGCTGTCGACCCAGAATGGCACGCCGCGAAACGAGGCCTCGCGGCGCATGTCACGCCATTCACTCACTAGCCACCTCCCAAGGAGCGTTGCCCCACGTTGGAACGAACCAGCAGCCCGGGCTGATTACTTTGGGTAGACTCAACCCGCATGCCGGGCGGTGCGTTGTCGAACTTCACTCGCAGCTCACCTTCCAGCTGGGTCTGGTTAGCCCCCGCCGACTGCCGCAACAGAGAGCCCGCCGCCGGCAAACGGCCAGGCGCCTGCAGCAGCGCGCCGGGATTGATGCCGAATTGCTGGTTGTTGTATTCCTGCCGGTTGCGGGCAGAGATACCGGCGCCGGCCATGAGCATGTCGCCCGTGCCACCACCCGCCCCGGCGTTACGGCGCTTCTGCTCGTCCGCCATCTTTTGGACCCGGCCGGCCACGCTTTCCCCGTCACCTTCGCCAAACAGCTTGATGATCGGCTGCAGGTATGGGCTGACCCGATCCCAAAGCCCCTTGAAGAAGGCCACGATAGGCTCCCAGTTACGGGTGATCATGCCCAACGGCGACCAGTCGACCAGCTGTTTCATGAAGTCCAGGAACGGAACGCTGTAAGCCTTGATCAGCTCCCACAGGGCCGAGAAGAACGGTGCGAGCTTCTCCCAGTTGGCAACGATCAGGCCGGCCGCTGCCGCGATACCAACCGCGATTAGGCCGACCGGTGTGGCGGCAAAGGCCACGCCCAGCAGGCGCGTGGCCACTGTGGCGGCAAACACCGCCGCACGCAGCGCCGTGAAGGCCGCACCGGCAATGACGATGCCGCGCACCATCTGCGGGTTATCACGCACCATTTGCGCCGCCTGAGAGATCCACGGGCGCAGTTGATCCACCACCGCGTTGATCCCCGGCAGCAAGGCGTTGCCGATTTCCCGGGCCACACCCGCCACGCTGTTGCGCAGCAGCTGCAGGTTGTTCGCGGTAGTCGCCGCCCGGGACGCATATTCCTGCTCCATGGAACCGGCGAACTGTTGTGCATCGCTGACCTTGTCCAGGTTACCGCGCAGCAGCTCCAGGTTGGTCAGCAGCGGCGTGATGGCCCCGATGGACTCGGTACCGAACAGCTCGGCCAACAGCGCCGGGCGCTTCGCCGCATCGACCTGACCGATACGCTTGAGCAAGTCCAGCATGGTGCCTTGGGCATCCTTCTGCATGCTCTCGGCCACCGTCTTGGAATCCAGCCGCAACGACTTGTAGGCCTGTGCCTGCGCTTTGGTGGCCGCCGTGCCCTTGGTCATGGCCAACATGAAGTTCTTGATGCCCGTGGCGGCCACGTCCTGCTTGACGCCCACCCCGGCCATGGTGGCACCAATGGCCGCGACCTGCGCCGACGACATACCCGCGACTTCACCCAGCGCGCCGACTTCGGTGACGATGGCGGAAATCTGCTTGGTGTTGGCCGGGCCGGTGTTGCCGAGGTAGTTGATACGGTCAGCCAGGCCAACCACCTCGGCCTGATTCATGCGAAACGCGGTGCGCCACTTCGCCATCATGTCGCCGGATTCATCGGCGGTCTGATCGAAGGCAATGCCCATCTTCACCGCCGCTTCGGCGAAGCCCAGCAACTCATCACGGGCAATGCCCGACTGCCCACCGGCCGCGACGATCTTGGCAATGTCCGTCGCGGCCATGGGCAATCGTTCAGACATTCGGCCAATGTCATCACCCATTTCCTTGAACTGGGTTGGCGTGTCGAAGTTCACCACCTTGCGCACGTCGGCCATCTGCGACTCAAAGTCGATGGCCGCCTTGGCGCCGGCAATGAACGGGGCCGCCATGGCCCCGCCGGTGACGATATCGCTCCAGCCGATCTTGCCAAGGCCGGTGCTTTCCAGATTCTTGCGGAACGCGGCAATGTTCTTGCGCGCGCCGGCAAGCGTTGGCGACAGCTTGTCGACGCCGGTGATCAGCGCCTTGAGCTGAAACTTGTCAGCCATCCTCCCCCCTCAGCGTTTCCGCGATGCGCTCGCTGTGCATGCCTGCCTCCAGAATCACGTCCAGCGTTCGGGCCATTACTTGTTCGGGGTCGGATCTCCAGAACCAGGCGAGGTCGTAGACGACGGCGATGAGGTCTTCGTACTCGGTGATGCCGGCGTCATGAAAAAACCGGCTACCTTCCAGGAAACGTCGTTCAGGTCGGCAAGGTCCAGCTGGTTGACCGACGACGGCGGGATATGGCCGCACACGGCGATGTACTTGGCCGCCACATCCATGTCCAGGGTAACGGCTTCGTCTTTGTCGATCTTGTACGGCAGCGCCTTGATCGCGCGCACCTCTTGAACCGTCGGCCGGCGCAGCTCCAGCACGCTCACTTCTTCACCGTGCGCCTGAATAGGCACAGACAGTTGAATCACTTCTTTCATTGCCACACCCCCTTGGTACCTTCCCAACGCAGCTCCAGCGTACCGTCATCGCCCTTGGCGGCCGGCTCGCCAACCAGATATGCCCCCGACAGCACGTAAACGCGGCCGTTGGCAAACTCAGCGGTCACCGTCGTATCAGTGGCCGCCGTGATTTGCGCGATGGGCAGGTCGGGGTCATCGACCACGCTGACTGCCACATAGGGCACTAGGTCTTCTTCCTTGAAGTAGCCCGGCGCCACGCTCTCGCGCTTCTTGTCCATCAGCGGGGCCTCTACCCCGCCCGTTACAGTGAATTGGGTACCGTCTGCCTTGATGAAGGCGGTACCCGCGACTTTCTTGCCCATGGGCAGCTCCTACAAAAAAGCCCGCGCAACGGCGGGCTTCGGTGAATGTTTTACTTACACCTGATACTGCAGACGGAACTGGTACTGCAGGGCGAACACCCGCAGCTGGTTCACTAGGTCTGGCGGATACAGCACGTTGACGCGGGTCGGATCCGTCAACGAACGCTCCACCACCAGGTTCTGTGCGAAGGCGTCGGCGTTCTCGACCAGTCCCATTTGCTCAAGGTTGTAGTACCCGGCGATCAGCTCAGCGCGGATTACTCCCGGCGTGACGATCGCCTGACCGGCGCCGAAGCGCGTACCGTCGTTGGCCAGCTTGTGACGGCCGTACTTGCTGGTGATGCGCCCTTTGAGGAAGCGGATGATGTAGGCCGACTGGTGCAGCGTCTCGCTGTCCAGATACGAGTTGTCCACCTGCCCCAAGTCGTTCTTCTGGTAGGTGGTCACCGCCCGCTCGATGCGCTGGGTGCCACTGGAACAGTAAGCCGTGGCAATACCGTGGCTCAGCAGCGATTGGCGTTCCAGCAGCATGAAGCGCTCGCCCGCCGGGGCCGGCGTGATGTTGTTCATTTCGCCGGTTTGCGTCGGCCGCGCCGGGTCAGCCGAGATAAACACGGCCTGCCGTGCCGCATAGGCTGCAGCCTGTCGCCACACCGGGTCCGAACTGGGTTTCTCAAAGCCGTAGACGGTGACATGCGCGTCGTTGCGAAGGTCACCCAAGGCCACCAGCTCGCCCAGCGTGCCGCGCGAAGCGGTGTACACATGGCCATACAGCTGCCGCGACCAGCTCCAGCGGCCGGTGCTGTCGTTCATCAGGGCCTTCCAGGCGTCCAGCGACGTGGCATCAGCCCACGGACCACACAGGAACTCGAACGGCTCGTCACCCAGCACCGCAATGGCGGCAGCCAAGTCGGGCGTGCCCACGCCGCTGGCCATCGCCGTTACGGTAACGGTCAGGCCGTCCGGGGTGATTTCACCGTTGGTCCGGCCTTGGCGGTTCAGCTGCAGCAGAATGTCGTTGCCGCTCAGGCCGGACCAGCGGCAGGACAGCGTGACATCACCAGCGTTGGCCACGGCCGACACCGATAGCCCGGCCGCATTGACCGCCGCTGCCAGTGCTGTCGCGGCCGCTGTCGCCGTGGCGCCGTTGCTGATGGTGGCCCGCACACGCTGGCCGCCCACGTACAGGTTGATCTGGCCGCCGGCAGTGGCGGTGCCGACGAAGGCCACCTTGCCGGTCGCCTTGGTGCCCGTGGCCTTGACCGGCAGGCACCACACCTCACCGGCCGGATCAATGCCGCGCCAGGTGTCGTACATCTCGGCCAGCATCGAGCCGACGCCGCCGATGCTCTTGGCCAAGCTCAGGCTGGGGACCAGCGTCAGCTTGCCGATTTCCGGGGCCACGGAATCATCGTTGACCTGCCCGACGATCAAGCGCGGCATGGAACTGGTGGCGGTGTTGGCCTGACTGTTATCCACCTCGGTGTAGAACAGCGGCACTTTGAGGTCGCTGGGAATGCCGTTAAAACTGATGGCCATTATTCAGCGCTCCCAGCGGTAGCGGCCTTGGCCTTCGCCTTGGCTGGTTTCTCTTTGGTCACGTCGCCGTCGTTCAGGCGGCGCTGCCAGTAGATATCGAGCGTCACGGTGCGCCCTTCGGCCGGCACCGTATCGCCCATGCCCGGATCAGGCGCAACGCGCCCTTCTACCGGGTACACGGTGATTTGAGTCATGGGGTTCACTCTTGAGGGAGTTCGGTGGAAAAACGCACCTGGCCCCGACCATCAGGGCCAGGCGCGGTGTGGTTGGGGTCTTTCGGGTCCAGGCTGTCGTAGGTGAAGTCGATGCCCTTCAGCGGCGGGAGGCCGTCAAGCTCGTACTCGTGCCAGGTTTCGGCGAGTTCACTGCCGCGGTTACGGCCCAGCTGGAAGCCAGCCGAGAAGCTGAAGCGGTAAACCACCCGTGCACGGTTGATCAGCACCAACCCGCCTCCGTCGTAAACGATGGGGTCGTACTCATCACCAGGGCGCCAGCCGACCAAGGCCCGCCACAGTTCCTTGCGAAAGTCGTGCAGCAGGTCGGCGGCCTGCTGTCCACGTTCATCCTTGGTGTCCATAGCGAACACAACCTCAAAACGATCCTCGATGTCCTGAGCTACCGCGTTCTGTGCCTTGTTCTCGCCAGCCTTGTCATCAACAGCGATCACATAGGCTGAAGGATTCTTCAGTAGGGTCGACGAACTGACGGCATCGAGGTCGATCCCGCCCGAGATCCTGTCAGCCAGGCTCGGGCAGTACTCGCGCAGATGCGCGATGATGGGTGAGATTTTCATACAGATTCACCGGCCCGTCGGGCCTGCTGGTCAGCGCAACGCGGCGGCGAAGGCTGCTTTGAGGATCGACTGGACTTGGTCTTTTTCGTCCTGCAGGGCGTCTTCCATGTAGTTCGCCCGTGGAGCGATGCGCCATCCGCTTGCGGCCCGCTCTGCGAGAGTTGCGGCACGTTCGCCCTTACCACGGCGCTTGCCGGATGCGAGCCCACGAACGCGAGCCCCTTGCTTCACGCCGTAATGCAGGTAGGTCGGGTAGTAGTCCTTCATGGACGAGGTCTTTCGCGGCGCAATCTTCACCAGGAAACCAGCCCGGGAGACCTTGAACGTGATCGACTCGACGGTCCTGCCGGTTCGGCTGACCGGGTAGTTGTCTTGTCCACGGGCCAAGGCCAGGTTCAGCTGGGCACGGCGGCTGACCAGGCGGCCAGCCTTGCGCATCCCTTTCCTGATCTGTTTCTTGTCAAAGGTCTCACGCCCGAACTGGTCGAAGCCCTCGATGTGCAAGTAGCCGTCGACGGAAGCCGAGTTAGCCATAGAGCCCCCCTTCCCCTTGCTGTTGACCAAGTTCTTCAACCTCGATCAACGTGAAACGCTTACCCGCACCCAAAGGCGCACAGCGCTTGACACGGTAGATCACGTCGCCATCCACAACCTCGTGGGAAGTGGTAACGCCGCCCAGGAGCCGGACCCACACCCGGTGGGTGATGGTGTTGTCCGTTTGCACGCTGTCGGTGTAGGCCGCAGTACCGACGGCGCGGATCTTGGCCCAGCGCCGGCGAGGTTGGGTAAATAGTGGGTCCAGGCCTGCATCATCGATCGGGATGTCTTCGCGCAGACGAATAGTGATGCGCCGGTCCAGCTCGCCGGATTCCGGCTCACGCGTGCCTATAGAGCTAGCCATGCTCAGAACCTCGGAGGGACAGTGATATCCGCCAGTAAGTGATCCACAAACCCAGACGGAACCTCGGTCAAAGTTTGACCAACAATCAGTAGCCCGCGATGTGTGAATGCCGTCTCAGCAGCCATCAGAAGCCAGCTCACGACCCCTGGGTGCGCCCCTAAGTCAACACCAGCGCGGTAGCGAATGCGCAGGCGCCCTTCTGGTCGGCCACTGGGAAATTCCAGGTAGCTTTCCTTGCCACCCTGAATGAGCTCAACCACACCGGTGAACTCCACCGGTGCTCCGGCAGCGCTGAGCAGCATGACGGATTCGATAGCGACCGCCTGGCCCACATCCAGAGGGCGACCAGAGGGATAGTGCGCCGGCCAATCTTCTTCGTAGAGCGCCTCTCGTATTGCCGCGCCCGTCCTCGACTCCCCCTGTGCTGTAACGCCTGGGATGATGATCTGATTGATCAGCTCGGGCTGCAGATCTTCTGGCTCAGCGCGGCACTGAAAGGCCACCTGCTCCAATGTCAGCACGGGCGCCCCCGTGTAAGCGATGCGGCGTGCCATGATTAGGGCTTGCCGTCAGAGCCCGCTGAGTCATCAGGCTTACCCGCCGCACCGGTAGCGTCGCCACCATTATCTTTGCCTGGCGTGGTAGAGGAGCCCGTATTGGGTTTGGCTTTCTTCGCCTGCTTGCCCGCTTCGCTGGCATACCCTGCGCCGATCAGCCCTTCGGCTACAGCTGTTTCGAAGCCGGCAGTTTCACCAGCGGCATAGCCGCGCCAGTTTTTTTCGAAAGTAACAATGACTTTGGTCATGAGGTGCTCTAGGAAATTGAAATGGGATGCCCAGCGTGCCGGGCGTATTGCGTTACAGGGAGCTACCCCACTTAACATCGGTCATCACTGCTACCGATTCGACATGGCGCGGACCGAAGTCGTGCTTGGCGATTACGCGGACGAGGGTCTGATCGCGCTGGAATGCACTGATCACGTTGCCGCTGCCGTCTTTGTAGGTGGCTTCCTTGCTGAAATCGATGACCATGGCATCGTCTTCACCGATGAAGCAGTCGGCAAAGTCCGCGAAGTGAATCTCCGACGCGTCGCCATCGCCGCCCAGGTTGATCGGGATCTGAGTGGTGGAACCGACCGGGAAGCCTTTCAGCATGTTCTGATCCAGCTCGGGGTAAGCCTTGTTGCCATTGCCATCGCGCAGTGCCGCCAGCCAGCGCTTGGTTCGCGGCGCCATGGCAAAGCCTGGAGCGGTCATGTTCGAGTTGGCATTCTCCAGGCGGAGAATCAGGGCGGACAGCGCGAACTCAACGGCCTCCAGGGTCACCGCCGCCGGAGCGGCAAACACGTTGAAGGCAGGGGCCCAGAAGCGCAGGCCTTTGGGGAGATTTCCGGTACCGGCGCCACGCAGAAACGACAGGTCTTCCGCTGTCGCTACGGATGCCACCAGGTCGTTCACGACAAGGCGGTCGACGCTCGGGTTGGTACCGGAGTAAGCCAACAGGTCATTGCTGATCGGCACCAGGGCAGCGAGTTTCTTCGACGACAGCTTAAGGTCATCGAACTGCATGTCGGTGGTCGGCATGTCTTCCTCGGTGCCGATATAACCGACGACTGCGCCACCTTTGATGCGCGGCACGGTGAGGTTGCCGTTCTGCAACGGCAGCGAGACAGCGCCGAGGCGGCGCACCACCGACTTGGGTCGCAGCAGTTCGATGACTTCGCTGGAGAAACTCTGCGGTACCAGCACCCCGCCAGCGCCTGGCGTCACGGTGCTGAGCGCCATAGCGATTTCAGGGTTGTAGCCCGAGTCTGCGGCCATCTTGGCGGCAGCTTGCTGATCGCCGCGAGAAGCGGCCAGCACGCGGACCATCTGCGCCATGTTGGCACCCGGCACCGGCTTCGCAGCAAATGGACCGCTGATGCTGCTGGGCGGGCCGTTCAGGCCTTGAGCGCCTTCGTTCACCGGGACCGCACTCGCGGTCGCCATTTGCTCGGCCGCTTCGGCGCGCGCGAGTTTCTCCGTCAGTTGGCTGAACTGGGTGCTGAGCTGCTCGAACTGGGTGAGCTGTTCTGCGCTGAGTGCGGTACCAGCGGCTTCCAACTGGGCCAGGGCCTGGATCTGACCATTGATGGTGGCGCGTTCGCTACGCAGTTGAGTTACGAGGGACATACTGCCTCCTGGGCATAAAAAAACCGCCGTTAGGCGGTCGTGGTCACTGCCGCGAACGCGGTCAGAGTTGAGACTGAATGGCGAAGGCCGAAGCCCTCACGCCGATGCGCTGTTGTGGCTGTGCGCCTTGGCGCTGCGCGCGACTAAGGGCGACCGCACGCGAGAGGTTGTCTACCGCAAGCTGCGGCGATTCGAGCCGGTCAGCCAGACCAATGGCGATGGCTGCCGAGCCTCGATAGCAAGCGGCCTCGGTGGCGATGATCTCGGCAACGTCGCGGCCTCGGTAATCGGACACGTGGGTCGTGAACAGCTGATAGCTCTCCTGCACGACTTCGTTCAGCACCTGCAGAGATTGCTCGGTAATGGGTTCGTTCGGACTCAGGTCATTCTTGTGCGCGCCGGCAAATACTGTCGTGACCTTTACCCCCATGCCTTCGATCATCTTCGAGCGGTCCATGTGGCTGGCCACTACACCGATGGAGCCTACGCCGGAGGTCAGGCTTACCACGACCTCGGTGCAAGCAGACGCAATCAGGTAGCCCCCGGAGTACGCCATGAAGTTGACCAGGCCGGTGATGGGCTTGATCTTGGTTGCCGCGCGAATGTCGGCCGCCAGTTCGAAGGCGCCGACCGCGCTGCCGCCGGGACTATCAATGTCGAGCACAATGTGCTCAACCATGGGGTCAGCAATCGCCTTATTCAGGGCTGCTCGCAGACCTTCGTAACTGGTCATGGTCTCGCAGGCGTTCAAGTGGCTACCGCGGCTTACAAGCACACCATGAACGGGGATCACTTCGATACCGGTCTGGGCAATAGCGGCGCGCCGTTGCTCTTCACGGCGGTCCTGCTCGGCCTGGTAGTCATCGTCGTCATAGAACATCGATGGGTTGGCTGCAGCCCCGCCCATGTTCAGGTTGACGATGTTCAAGCTCATCGTCTGATTGGCCCAACGCACTGCCAGGTCCAGCATGTCGGGTGTCGTCAGTAGCGGCTGATTGAACAGCAAGCTGGCAGCGCGCAAATGTCGTTTCATGCGGCAAGCATCCTCAGGATGTCGTCACGCTGCTGTTCCAGCTGGGCGCGGACGTTTGGGTTATTCATATCGGGCAAGCCGTTGGCCACGTCGGTCATGTTTAGCGGCTGCAGATAGCTGTCGCCGTTGGCAACGGGCGGCATGTTTTCCAGGCGCCGGATGTCGTTGATCGACAGCCACCCCCACTGCCTGCCAATTGCATAGGCGTCGTAGCGGCTTTTCTGGTCGCCGCGCAGCAGGCCGGACAGGTTGAACTCGATGAAGTAATCCCGCCGCTCCGACGGCAACAGGAAGTCGCGCATCATGGCCTGCTCATGGCGCTTCACCCAGGGCATCAGGGCGAAGATCACGTACTGGATCAGAAGCTGTTCAAGGCTGTTGTAACTGGCCTTCTCCAGCTCGTTAATCATGTGCGGCGGAATCTTGTAGATCCGAGCGATGTCGAGTCCGGTGGCCTTGAGAATGCCGAGCAGCTCGGCGTCGACGTTGTTCATCGACACGGCTTTGAAGGTCATGCCTTCCTGCAGCATCGCGACCTTTTTCGCGTTGTCGATACCTGAGAACTTGTTGCCCCACTGATCGAGGATGCGGTCAATACTGGACTGTTCCTTGATCGGCGGCGCCTCTTTCGGGCGCTCGATGACACCACTCACCGCAGTGCCGTTGGCAAATGACTTGCCCGCGTACTGTCTTACCGCCTGCGCCAGGCCGACGGCATCGGCATGCAGCTCAACGGGAGACAGGCCGGTGTAATGATTCTTTGTGTGCCAGCGCACATGATGAATCAGCCGCATGGGCAACGGATCGTGCCCGCCAATACGGTAGACAGGACGTAGGTCGCCGCCCTTGAGCACCACCACCTTGTCGTTTCGCAGCGGATACAGGGCCTTCACCGAACCGTCGTCGTTGCGTTCGATGAAGCTGTAGCAGTTCCCTCGCAGCCCCAGGGCGAGCTGGCCGGATTCTCGGTACTCATAAGGAGTTTGCCAGGGGTTTGGCTGATAACGGAGAACATCATAGAGCGGATGGGACGTAGCCGACTCACGCTTGCCATCACCCAGTCGGCGATACAACTCAAGCGGCAACTGACCCACGCTCTCCGCCAGCAAGGTGACGCAAGTTTGCAAGACGGTAATGGCTAGCGCCGTATCCGGCGTAACCGTCACCCCCGCGGCCGAACGACTAGAGCCGATCAAGCCTCGCCAAAAGCCCCCGCCGCTATCCGAAACCAGCCCTTCACTGCCGCCGAGAAGATTGCTGAAGAACATGATCAGCCTCCTTCTGGACTGGGTTTGAGGGGTACTCGAGCTGCAGCTTTGTCGGCCAGCCAGGCCCAACCGATCAGGCCCAGTCCAGCAGAAATGAGCGCAGCGGGCACATGGATCAGGGCGATGCCGGCGACCAGCAGGCCGAAGCCAAGCAGTCCCGCAACCCACGCAGCAATTGCAATGGTGTTCAAACCCCAACTCCTTCGTCGTAAATGGAACTGCCGCTGCTACCGGAAGACACTGCCCCGCTAATACCTGTTGCCATGATCGCGGCAATGATTCCGTCAATTCGGCCCGTTGCTTTTGCCTTGTCAGCCTTTCGGTTGTTTGCCGGATCGGAAACAATCACGGCGTTACCGGCACACCAGGTCATTACTGGATTGCCATCGTGCCGCAGAGACTCCACCGCCTCGGCCGGCAGCGCATCATCGAAGAACTCTGCCGCGCCACCCTCTTCCTCTGGTTGCGGCTCGATCATGCCGAGCAGCCGCCGCTCAAACTCATCCACCGCCGGCCCCATATCCTTGAAGCCCTGCCCGAACTCCACGAGCTCAGGCAATGTGATGTCGTACTCGCTCATCAGCTGCCGCATATCCTCGATCCGCCAGCGGTCAAACGCGATCTTGTCCACCTGGAAGAAGTCACAGATGGTCTGCAGCCGACGCAACACATGCAGCTTGCTGATGGCACGCCCTGGCGTCGTTTCTAGATCCCGCGATTTAATCCATGCCGCATAAGGCACTTTGTCGCGGGCTTCGCGCTTGTCGAGTTCGTGATCGGGAATCCAAAAATACGGCAACAGCCGCCAGTGCGGATCCTCGTAGGTCGGATAGAACAGCAGGACAAATGATGTCAGGTCCGTCGTGCTGGATAGGTCCAGTCCGCCAACGCTGGGGCGATTGCGCAACAGCGACATGGGTACGCGCTCTTCAGCCTGGCTCCAGACATCCCAAGAGATCCATGGCGACTCTGCGCCGGTCCATTCGCAGAAGTTGAGGCGCCGCACCATGGCTTCCTTGCTCGGCATCCCCCGGGCTTCGGTCACCTGTTCGCGCAAGTACTTCATGCCCGGAAGATCAGCATCCTGAAGCGAAGGGTTGGACTTGAACCAGCAGCTTTCGTCCTGAATAGGATCATCGCCCTCGTCCAGCGAACAGATGTAGGCAAAGAATCCGTCATCAGTGAGTGCCCCAGATGCAACCCGAGAGCCATACTCGTGGTACTCCCAGCAAGGGCCGCGCTTGTTCGAGCCGCTGTTGGTGATCATGAAAATGAGCGCCTGCTTACGGCTCTTGGTGCCGGCTCGCATCATCTCCACGACCATGTTGGTCTTGTGCTCGTGCACTTCGTCGATGAGCGCCATGTGTGGCCGCGGACCAGACTGACCATCATCCGAACTGATCGGTCTGAAAAACGATCCTGACTTGAGGTAGGCCAGGTTCCAAATGTTCTGGCCGGTGCCGCTGCAAACCAGGCGCTTGGTCAACTCCGGAGATTGCTGCACCATCGCCACAGCATCCCGGAACAGGATCATGGCCTGATCTTTTTTGGTCGCGGCAGCGTAGATCTCGGCGCGTGCTTCGTTGTCCGCGATCAGTCCGGTCAGCCCAACCCCAGCGGCCAATGGCGATTTTCCTGAACCCTTACCGCTTTCTACATAAACGACCCGGAAGCGGCGATACCCGTCACTGGACTTCCATCCGAAGATGCTGCCCACAATGAATTTCTGCCAGGGCAACAGCTCGAACGGCAACCCTTCAAACTCCCCACCGTTCAACTTGAGGACTGTGCGATAGAAGCGAATAGCTTTGTTGGCCGCAGCCAAATCCCAGGTCAGCCCGCGCTTCGGCCCCTCCTCCAGATCCCTCAGATGGCGCGCGCACGCATTTCGAATGTCTGGCCCCGCGACACGCTCACCGGAATGCACCTCCTTGGCGTACTGCGTCGCAGGGTCGTCAACCGAAGAACTCCGCGAACTGGTCTTCTTTTGGCTCATCGTCTTTTACTTGCACCTTGGATCGCGCAGCCGGTGTCAGGCCGAATTCGACCAGGTAGCTTTTGAAGCGACGGTCTACGTCGGCCAACATGGCCACTGCCGGGTTCGCCTTGAGCACCAGTTCGCCCTGGGTGCTGGTGGTTTCGTATGTGCGCCCCTGTTCGCCAATCACGTCTCGAAGAGCAAGGATTTCCGAATAGCAGTCGCAGAGACGCTCAAGCGCAAAGCCATCGGCTTCGGTAAGCACCCCCATGCGGTCCAGCAGCACAGTGAGCCGCCCCCACGCCACCTGGCCATCCGGGCTCAAGTGATCTGGGGCACTGGGAATGCGCTTGGCTGGCTGAGGCTCGTTCTTGTTGATCGGGCGCTTACCGGGATTCCCTCTGACAAGCTTCAGCTCCGTCGGTGTGGGTCGTCTCCCGGCCATTTTCTGCTCTCAAAAAAAATCATTTCATTTCGCGGTTTTGCGCACGGAGGGGGGCGATCGGTCAGGGAACAGCTCCCAAAAAACATTTCCACCCCCCTTACCCATTTCATGGGGCTCCGCAGCGCCGGGAGGCTTCATGGACCTCGATTCCAGTGGTGCCTGGGGTCCAGCGGCCTCCCGCTCACGTCGCAGCCAGTCTCGCGCCCTGACTTCTCCAGACGCTGCTTGTAGGAGTTGTGGCAATTGGTGCACAGCGACTGCCAGTTCGTCCTGTCCCAGAAGAGGGTCATATCACCGCGATGTGGGCGGATGTGGTCGACGACCGTGGCGGGCTTCTTTAAACCGGCGTTCTCGCACCGAGTGCAGATTGGACTCTTGCGCAACCAGCCTTCCCGGGCCTGCTGCCAGCGGTAGCCATATGGGCTTGGTTTCTTTCCAGTCATGGGTAGAGGCATGAGTCACCCCTGCGCTTTGCGAGACAAAAATAAATCGGAGTAGCCGCGCAGCTTCTCCACCCCCATGAAGCCGACAGCACCTCCAGCGAATGTAGCCATGCCCTGCGGCAGCCCCATCCATTCCAGTAGCGGCACCAGGGCCAAAGTGATCAAACCGCAGAGCGCACCTTCCAAGATCATCTGCCGTCGGGTTCCGCCGCCGTACACCACTCGAAGGGCAGCGATCGCGACCGACAAGCCCGCAGCGTACAGCTGGGGCTGGTGCGCCAGCACCCAGGCGAGCACAGCGGCCCACAGGCCAGGATCCTTCTCGGGCATGTTTGGCATCTCGGTTCCTCCCTTTTGGGGAGCGCAATAGGTTCAGCCCCAAGCAGCACTCCCAGCTCGAAGCGATGGGAGTGGTGGAGCCGAAAACGAAAAAGCCCCGGCAAATGCCGAGGCTCGAAATGGTGCATACAGTTAACAGCAGTATCTACTTAAGGAGATTATCTCTATCGAAAATCCCGGTACCCTTGTGGGCGAAGGTGGTCACTTCGATTCCTTGACCACGGAAGCCCAGCAGCAGCAGCTTCAAGGATGCTTCGTCAATGCCAACGCCATGCCTAAGCCGACGGAGATTTCTGGCGTGCGGGAAGCCGTTTAGAAGTTTTGCCAAGGACCTAGCGCTCTCGCCATTTGCCGCCTCGAAGTACCAACAGTCTTTAGAGGGAGCATCAATGAACCATCGCCCGTCACGTGTATCAACTTCGTACCGGGGAGGATAGACAACCTTCACGTTAAGCATATCGGGCAAGGCTTTAACATCTAAGGTTGCGAAGATTTCAGCGTTGGGGAAATGCTCTTGGAGAAGCACCGCAATCTCACCTCCATATGCGAAGTACTCCGAATTTAACGGAGTCGAGAATTCAAGGTGCCTTTCTGCGTCGCCATGCGCTTTGGCGATGTCCACAATCTCCCCGACAAGCCTGCCGACTTCCGGCTTGAGCATCGCCATCATTTCCTTATCCACAATAGTCACTCCCAGTTCAGAGCGACAAGGATGATGCAAAGGCACCAGAAACGCAAAAGCCCGACTCAGTTGTCGGGCTTTCGATGATCACTCCTCAACACGCGCAGGAATGACAGGATGGAGATAATTTCGCTCAGTCGCTCACTGATGTCAACAGGCAGTCATGCAGCCTCTTTCATCAACAGCCCCTCGGCCTCCAGAATCACCTGCACTTCTGCCAAAGCGTCGTCGATCATGCCGTCGAGCTTCTCGTTGATCTCCAGCCTCCAGCGACGGCGCGTCGACTCCGGCGTGGCGTCAAGATCCCAAGTGTTCATGTCGTAGAAACTGTCCGGCAGGATGATCACATCTTCTTCGAGCGCCTCGATGCGCTTCTTCGCTGCATGGCCGGCGGCAACCGCAGCGTTCACAGTGGCCTCGCGACGCCATGGCGACGAATCAAGTGGGATATCCACCGAAACAGATTGCGGGGCCTTGCGACGTGTACCCTTGAGTTTTGGAATGGCCCAGGCAGTCACTGCCTTGTAGATGAAGAGTGTCGGCGCCGGGCTCGCGACAAGCGGTCTGACCAGAGTGATCGCCTGTACCTTCTTGGCCTTGTTGGTGCTGTACTTGGCGACCAGGGCATCCCAGTGCCTGCCCTTGAGCATGTGGTGCAGGCGCGCCGACAGCCAGTAATCGACCTGCGTGCGGTCGATGCCGCCTGATCGACCTCCCAATGAGGCCAGGCAGGCGCCCTCCTCCTCTGCCGACTTGTACAGCTTCTGCCAGACCTGGGCCTTCGCCGATCCCTTCTCGCCCGCCGCCAGAGCGGCAACTACTGCACCCGAAACGCTGCTGTAAACCATGGTCCTTTCCCCTCAATCCCCGGTGTAGTTGGTGCCGCCGACGCCGCGCCGGTTGCTTCCCTGATATGTCGCCTCAGGCCCGGATGCCTGAGGGTCCTTCAACTGCTCGATCTGCCGGTGCGCGGCATGCAGGGCCATGCTGAGCTGGGTCACCAGTTCATCTAGTGCCAGGACCTCGCCTGTTGCAGCCGCCACAAAGCCCGAGGCGTTGCAGTGGTCGCATGGCAGTTCGTAGAACAAACCCTTGGTGACCGCTCTCCCACGGCACAAAGGGCATTGAGCCAACTCGATCACTGCCTTCTTGAAGGCGGGGCCGCAGCTCTTCCCTGTCACTTTGAATCCTCGCTTATGGTGGATACCGGAAGTCCGCCGAAGCCCGCGCGCTCTGCGGCCTTGGAGAGAATCCATGAATCCGTTGATCTATCACCGGTCAAGCCGTGAACCGACTCGAAACCCTTCTGGTCAAGGTGTGCATGCCACTTCTCCAGCGCCTCACGCTTGCGGGCCATCACGTCGGACTGGATGTACACCTTCACGTTGTGGCCCATGGCATGGTTGATCAGCAGCTCGCCCACCAAGTGGTCAACACCCAGGTCAGCCCAGCCGGTACGGGCCAGTTTGCGTAGGTCGTGGCTGGTCCATTCGCCTTGCCCCATGACCGTGAACACAGCGGAGGCCTTCGCTTCACTCATAGGCTTGCCCTGTCGGCCCGGGAACAGGAACTGGCCGTCATAGCCCTGGTTGCGCTGGATCTCGCGGTAAGCCATCAACAGGAAGCGCACCTGGTCGGTCAGTGGCAGTCGGTGCTGCACGCCGGTCTTGGTGTGCTCGGCAGGAATGAACCACTCCCGCTCGGCCAGGCTGATGTGGTTCCAGCGGGCCAGTCGGGTTTCACCCAGCCGGGTACCGTGGCACAGCATCATCAGGGCCAGTACGCCATGCTGCGGGAGGTTCGCCAGGGTGCTCTTCATGCGCGACATCAGGTATTCCAGGTGCACACCGCGCAGCCGCGACGGCTTGACCGTGACCTTGGCCTTCGAGAAGTCGCCAAAGCGAATGCCGGCCATGGGATTGGAGCTGAGCAGGCCAAGCCTGGTGGCCTGCCGGAAGGCCAGTGCCAGCAGCTGGAACACCAGGCGCACGTAGTCGATCGACAGCGACTCTTGCAGTGGCCACATCAGTTCGCGATCGAGCAGCGCCTTGTCGATTTGGGCCAGCGGGATTTCGCCCAAGCGAGGCACCAGGTGCTGCTTGATAGCCGACGCCGCCGTGCTCTTGCGCTTGCCCGACAGGTTGCGGTCACGGGACATGCGCTCAGCGAACCAGGACAGCAGCTCACCAGTCAGCACCCAGCTCGATAAGCTCGACCCTTCACCAGCCTCCAGTCGCAGACGGATATCCGGCAGCGCCGCGGCCACCTTGGCGGCGCTCAGTTCTGGGTACGAGCCGATCAGGTTCCACTTACCCTTGTGGATCAGGTACCAGGACCCGCGCTCACGGGAACGGTGGAACCGAAAATACAGGCCGTGATTGCCCAGGGCACGCAGGTCGCGCACCTGGCCGGCGGCCTGCCGGCGAATCTCTGCATCGCTGATTTTCACAGCGGCGGTGTTGGTCATGCTGCAACCTCCGTTTTAGGCAGGGCCAGGTACGCCCTCAGGCACTCCATGGCGTCGAAATGCCCCTGACACACAACGGCCAGGTAGCCTTGGTCGTTCAGCCGGCGAATGCACGCTTGCTGGCTGGAGGAGACAGGCGCCGGGTCAACGGTCGCCTTGAATTCGATGTACAGACCGAAGTACCCGCCTCGGGCCATGGTCAGCACCAGGTCGGGGATGCCGGCTTTCACGCCCTGGGCCTTGAGTTTCAGCGCCACGCCCTTGTGCCGGTGACCGCCGTTCGGGACGTGGTAGATCAGCTCGAACACTTCGGGATAGCGCAGCTGGATCTCTTCGAGCAGGGCAGCCTGTTCCTGCCCTTCCCTGTCCACGGGCTTGGCGCGGGAAACCTTGGTCTTGTACGTGCGAAGGGCGGGAGCATTCATGCGACCAGAACTCCCTCGCTGATCAGTTGAGCCTGCGTCCGCATCACGCCTTCGGCGTGGTACTGGCGGGCAGTGCTACGGTCGATTTGCCGGCTACGGCCGTCACAGGCGTCATGGCAGGCGCTGCAGGCCCAAGCGCCTTGCAGGTCGTTCGGTTTGCGACCCACGCCGCAGGTGCCGGCCATGCGGTAGTGCGCCAGAACGGTGGTTTCCGGGTTGCCGTTGCACACGCCCGGGATGCGCACTTGGCACTCCCGGCCACGGGCGGCCTTGGTCAGTTTTGTTTGGCGCACAAGATCGCCTCCTTGCAGGTTTATTTATCGGCGCCCCGCCAAGCGGGCACGCATGGCGGCTAGGGCAGAGTTTCCGACTTGCGGGGTGCTGCGTGCGGCAACCTCTGCGGGAAGGGCTAGTGGCATCTTCTGCAGCGGCTCCCCAGCCATCAGCCGACGAACCGCAATGCTGTAGTTGCGCTCGAACAGCTTCGAACTGGCATCGGACGGCAGCTTGTTAAGGTTCTCGAAGCCGCACTCTTTAGCCGCGTGCCATACTGCGTCGTGACTCCACTTGCCCCTGCCAGCCATAGCAGGATGGGCATTGCGAGTTGCTTCGCGGAAAGCGGCCGCCAATGCTGGGAGGCCGAGCATTTCGGGCGACGGCTGGCACCACTGGATGAACTCACCGGGTGGCGGAATGAACGCTGCACCCGACTGGCGGCAGCGCATCAACCCAAACTGCAACTGCTCGGGATTGCAGATGCCGGCCTCAAGAAAAGCGGTCAGCCATTGCTGTTTGGACGCATCGTATGTGGCCTGGTCTGGCCAAGCCTGCTTCCATGCGGTGCAGATCGATCGTAGATCGCGGAACAGATCGTTGATCACCTTCGCTGTCTTCCGGCTGAGTTCTGCCTTCACGTTATCGGGCAGCTCGTATCCAGCAGGGACGTGCTGGCCGGATTGAACCTTGGCCCACAGGCCATGAGTTACAACTGCGACTGGGTTCATTGGGCGCTTCCTTGCTCGATCCACGACGTATCACTGTCGTCGAGCTGCAGGCCACCAGGCCCCGCCCTCAGAGGAACGACCTTCGCTGCATTCGTAATGTCGCGCTTTCTCCAGCCGACCAGATCGGCAATCCACTGGCTCTCGGTTTTTGCCAGCCCCTTCGCGTCGTGATGGACGACAAAGCCCGAAATGGCCTTTTCCGAGAACTCCTCTATGGCCACCCCTGAGCGCTTGGCGTAAGCCTCAAGCTGAGCCTGGTCAGGAATCCATTCGAGGAACATCGCGAACGGCTCACGCGGAGAGTGTGTATTACTTCCCTTCCCTTCCCTTCCGGGGGTGAGGCCTCGGTCACCGCTAGGCGAGCCTTCGCCGACTCCTCGGCGAGTGCTCGGCGATGGCTCAACGAATTCAGGGTGTTTTACCGTAGGCCTGTCGATCTTTTGGTGGTGCCATCCGTTGACGTGCAAGTACTGCTTCGATGCTGCCTCGTAGAGAGTAATCAGTCGGTTCGTTACCAGCTCAGTGAGCAGCCCTTCCACCGCAAGCGCAGTGATGTCGTCGCCAGGGAAAACGAGAGCCTTGATGGTCTTGGGGGACATGGGGTGGTTGCCTGCGTCGTCGCAGAAGTTCCAGATCCCGATGAACAGGAGTCGAGCCATCGCCGAGCACTCCATGACCTGCTCACTGGTCCAGAACTCAGGCTTGATGGTGCGGATACGTGCCATTACGAACGCCCTCCATGACTGACAGCCTGACGCGTCAGATTTGGCGAAATGCCAAAAACTGACGTGGAATGCGTGGTATTGCCTGCATCGGCTATGCGGTGCATAATCGACCTCGATTAACTGCTGTTGAAGAAGCCGGGCTGCCACCCGGTTTTTTTATGCCTGCGATTCATGTACTGGATGGATCAGCAGGTGTTTCGGTCATCTACTGGCGCAATGCCAGGTCACGCATAATCCTTCTCGTCAGGCCTCAGCCCGCAGGAAGCCTGACGGCTCGGAAACGGACGTAGCTCCTCCCCGCTCATCGTTCCGTCTTCGTTCTCAATTACGAAAATCACCCGGCCAGCCTTCATCGCTTTGGCGATGGCAGGGGCGCTCACATCAAGCCCCTTGGCGACGGCGGCCTGGCCGATTCGCTCAACAAGCTCAGGCAGCAGTGTTCGGTTCATGGCATTGCCTCAGAGGTGAATGCACATGATGTTAACCGCCGGTTAGTTTTTCTTCAATACCGCCGGTTGAGGCAGATAAATTAACCTCCGGTTAAATTCCGCGCATGACGAAAAAGAAAGATCTATCCCCCGAACTGAAGGCCGAGTGCGATGCAGCCAAAAGACTGTTCACTCAGAAGAAAAATGCTCTTGGCCTTACGCAGGCAAAGGTCGCCGAGGCTGCGGATATCTCGCCGGCCGGCGTTGCCATGTACCTGAACGGCACCAACCCCCTAAATGCGAAATTCGCAGTGGTGCTGTCCAGGCTTCTGCAAGAGCCGGTGGACCGGTTCAGCCCACGGCTGGCCGCTGAGCTCGCACAAATGCAACGCGCACAGGTAAAGGGCGGAGGCAACTCCGGCAGTAGTGCAGCGGAAAAGGTCTTGGAAATGCTGCGCAAGCATGGGGGCAAGTCATTGGACGCCACCGCCCAGGACAAAATCGCCAAGGCAGTCGCTGATAGCCTTGCGGAAGCGCCAGCTTTAGCGGCTCAACCTGCCCATGCCCCGATAATGGTCACGCCAGGCCATGGCGATATTTCCATACCTCAGTACGACATCCGGGCAGCTATGGGCCACGGCCAGGTCCCAGCTGAGTACAGCGAAGTCATAAGGAATGTGGTCATCCGGGAAGAGGTGCTGCGCGAGAAGGGTGTGACGTACACCTCAGCCCAGGCTCTGTCGATGATCACAGGATGGGGACAGAGCATGGAGGGGACGATTAACGATAAAGATCCCGTAATCGTTGATCGAGGGGTCAATGAATACCAGGGCGAAGGAGTATATGTTCTCACCTGGCACGGAGATCTGTTAATCAAGCGACTGCAACGTAAAGACGAAGAGCACCTCTGGTTGATTTCGGACAACAAGATCTACGACAAGCAACCCGCCCGTTTCGATGACGTAACAATACACGCAAAAGTACTGCTCGTATGGAACGCCAGAAAAGTTTAAATCGACAAATTTTATAGGGAGATTTATTTTGTCAATCAACTTTGTATCCCAGGACTTCTCCGGCTCAAATACGATTACTCACAGCGGTATTTTAAAGCACTTCAAAACAGTAGAGCCAGTGCAAGCACTAGCCGAGCTAGTATGGAATGGGTTCGACGCAGGCGCCTCATTTGTCAATATCTTAATTGAAAGCAATGATATCGACGGGACCGAGCTACTAACTATTCTAGACAACGGGAAAGGAATCAATTTCAAATCACCGCAAGACAACTTTCGCCGATTTAACGACTCCTTAAAAAAGGATTCTTATGACACGCATGGATCTCACGGGCGAGGCCGACTTGCGTTTCATAAAATCTGCAATACAGCTACATGGTACACAAGATACGAGAGCGACAACGCAATAATTAGAGTGGTAAGCAGCAATCTTAGCGACATCGAAGGCCGCACTATCCCGGATGTTGACCAGCACTCTTTTCTTGATGGGAGTATTTCCGGAACCTGCGTCGTCCTTTCAGACTTTAGGAGCAATTTTCCTAGTCAAAATTTTATCATTTCTGAATTTCGGCGGATTTTTGGCGCACACCTCGCCTTAATGCCACATAAATCTTTGCGCGTGAATGGAGCCCCTGTTACACCACAAGATCATGACCTATATGAAATGACGGTGAATTCCAAAGGCAACTCATTTGAGGTTAAACTACTTCATTGGAAAGAGAAGCCTGGTTCAGAAAAGTCATTCATCCATCTAATCAACACCAATAGCAAAATTCTTTACAAATTTCATAGTAGCCTGAACCGCAAGCGTGGATATTACTCATCAATTTATGTGAGATCCGCGTTATTTGACCGATACAGCGACGACAGCGACTCTCTTCACGAACCAATTGGGGCATTTCTTGTAAGCAATCAGTTCAAGGAGCTCGAGAGTGAAATTGGCGTATTCGCCAAGCGCATGTATGCTGAGTTCCTCATCAAACAAGCTGAAAAGCACGTATCCCAATTTGAAGAGGACGGCGACTTCCCAGAATATCCCAATCTGGATATTCAAGAGTCACAATGGCGCTTGTCACATGTGAAAGACATCGTGAAGGCTGTATTGGTTCGCGAGCCAAGTTTACTAGTTGGAAATAATAAAAAACAACGTCGACTAATCATAAGATTATTAGACAGACTTTCCGTTTCAAACGAAAATAGTGGCATATTCGAAATCTTAGAAAGCATTCTAAATTTAGATGCCACCGCCATGACAAAACTTGCTGAACAGCTCAAAAAAACCAAGCTCGACAACATCATAAACACCATTGAGATACTGCAAAATCGAGAACTAGCGATTTCCCAAATCAAGGAAATCATGAACACTCATTATGCTACAGTTCGAGAGACCCCTGACCTTCAGGCCGTAATCGAAAGTAATACATGGCTCTTTGGGGCTTCGTACGAAATCCTCGGAGCTGAAGAGGCTAGCTTCACGGAAACCACCCGAAATCTTCGCTCAACCATTAAAGAGATTGAGGGAGTAGATGTGGGCGACTTGGCTGATGGCGTCGAAATTGAAGGAGCGAAAAAGCAGGTAGATCTGCTACTTGTCCGAAGACAGCCTCAGATCGACCCAAGCGGCAGAAAATACTTCCGTTGCGTCATAGTAGAGATCAAGCGCCCCGGTGTCGCTTTGAATGACAAACATCTACAACAACTGGACACGTATGCTTCAATTTTGAGTAGGTACCCTGCTTTTAACAGCGATTTAACTCGATTCGAGCTACTTCTCGTTGGTCGAAGTATTTCAAGTGAGGCATTTGGAATCCATAATCGCCTAGATACCTCAAAGCTTCATGGTGAGCCGGGATTAGTGACCGTTACACCCAAGATCAAGACTTATATCAAAACCTGGCCCAGAATTTTTGATGAATTTGAACTCACTAATGATTACTTATTAGAAAACCTGAAAACTCAGAGAGCTGACCTTTCATCAGCTACCAAAGAAGAGTTATTGGCAGATCTCACCACGCGCAGCCCTGTCGCTGAGCCGGCGGGAGCTTAGCCCGATTCAGGCGATGGGCCTTCTATAGGCCCATCACAGTCAGAAAGGCGCCTCCTCCTCTTCCTGCCTAACCACCCCCAGCTCCACATCCCTTTCGATCATCCGATCGTCATCCGTCGGCGCATCCCATTGCAGGATCACCGATCCGTCGTCACAGAACGTCATGTCCAGGCCGTCAGTCTCTGACAGCAGCTCCATGATCGCCCCCCAATCCTGATCACTGTCCGTGTCCAGCTGATGGATCAGAACCTTCCTCCCGAACTGGGCAAGCGGGGAATTGATCATTGCAGAGACTCTCAGCCCCAGTTTCTCCATGCCTGTCAGTTCCTCGCGAGGCGCTGACATAGCAAATCCTTGTGCCGCTCCCATTTCCTACCTCCAATACTGTATATGCGTACAGCCTTCCACGATCTTATCGCGCCCGATCGAAAAAATAATTAACCGCCGGTATTGACGTGAAATTTACCGCCGGTTAACTTTGACCTCGTCGCCGGATCGACACCGGCAGGCAGCTACGGCAGCCGCCGCTCTTTACACAACCAGACGTGACCACCTCGACGCACCCAGGCCATTACCTGGGTCGGGACAAGCTAAGTCGTCGACCACGCAGCCTCTGGATAGCTGCCGGACTCCCCCATGGGAGGACGCCAAACCATGCGAGCCACCTGATGCGTAGCCAGTAGCTGCAGCAGGCAGTGGTGGGGAAACCCGGCGATGAGCGTGGAGCGGATCAAAAACCATAGGAGGAACCTGCCAATGAAGCATTAAGCCCAGCCGACAAAACGGGTCGGCAATCCGCGCATACGTGCCCTACTCAGCCGGCCGAAGGGCTGCACTCAAGCGCGGAGCAACATGATCCCCAACGACCACCGCCGTATTCAGATTGAAGGCGATGCGAGGGAAGCCCAAGGCCAACGCAATGAGCGCAGAGCTGCCATCTGAGGCGGTGACGCCAGACGATTCCCCGGTGCGCCTCAAGCGGGGCGCATCAGGGGGAGTCCACTGGAGCAATTCGAGATGACCACGATTATTCAAGACCGCTTCGATAGCGGTGCCCAGGTGAGTCTGGAGATGGCCAAGGAAGAAGGCGAGCTGTTCGTCTTTCACTGCCCGGCAGGTCAAGGCTGCAAGGTCAGTAAATGGCCTCTGGATAGCTATCACATGCCGATCGCGATGGCTCACTACGAGCAATGCCTCGAACTGGAGCGCGCCGCCTTCGAAGCCTGCTCCACGTCAGCCTGACGAAAACTGCCCGATCTAGCTGGTTCCCCATCACCAGGCTGCATCGGAGTGTGATCTGAAACTGAATGGCAGGCCGCCCCGAGTAAATGGGGAATGATTACAGGGCCTAGCTGGCCTCGCCTGGACGATCCCCCAGATCACACCCCGATGCAGACTTAAGGCTCATCACCATGAGTGTTAACTCTATTAACACCACCGTTAACCTTATTTCGACTGCATCGGTCGTGACGTTCGCCCTCCCCTGGTCCGGGAGGTTTGCGGCAGCGAGCGTCACGACCAATGCAGCCCACCGAGGACACTTCATGGAAACGATCACTTGCGGGTCATGGATTGGCCAGCTCGGCAAGGCGCTGGCTCCCCGTGAGCTCGAAGCATTGCTGTGGGTGGCCCAGGGCCTCACCACCAAAGAAATCGCCCGCCAGATGGCGGTAAGCCCGGGCACCGTGGCCAACCGCATCGAGGCTGCCCTGTTCAAGCTGGAAGCCGGCCGACGCATCGAGGCGGTCACCAAGGCCATGCGCCAACAGATCATCAGCCCGATCTGCATCGCCCTAGCCGCGCTCATCACCATGCATGCGGTGATCGACGACAGCGACCCCATGCGCCGCGATCGCCGCGCGCCGGAGCGCCGCACCGCCCAAGTTCGAATCGTTCGCAAGGCCGAGGCCTTCGAGTACCACGCCTGACCCTACCGAGGATCACCCCATGCAGACAGCAATGCACCCTGCTTTCGAGCAGAAGCTTGCCGTGCTCGCGGCCTTGCTCGAGCGCAGTAAGTCAGTGAGGGCCGAGGCGCACGCCAAGGTCAACCAGCCCGCACCGCGGTACCAGGCATCGGGCAAGGACGGAAAATGGGATGTGGTGGAGATCTCCACTGGCGCCGTTCAGGGCTATGCCTTCACCTATCGGGCCGTCATGCGCTTTGTTAACGCGATGGAGGCAGGTGCGGCGAGCAAGGGAGGCGGACTTCAATGATCGGCAGCCCAAATCAAGACCAGCGCAGTGCAGTGCTAGCCCAGCTCAATGCGAGCATCGACAGCTTCTTTCTCGACGGCGGCCAGGTGCAAAGCCTGCCGACCAAAGACTATGTGCCGCGGCGCGCGCACCGTGATCTTGAGCCGGCACGAGCGCAAGCCGCTCCGCTGAAAACCCGCACTGAAAGACGCCAGATGCGTATTGAAGAAGTGCGCGAGTTGGCGAAGCGCATGACTTATGCCGAAGCCGCTGCATACACCGGCCTGTCATTGAGCTGCCTGAGCCGTTACGCCTTGGACGGCCAATTCAAATTCAAGCCAGATCCAAGGCGCGGCAAGGGCAACCTGGGCAAGAAGCTCAGCGACCCGGCTGCCGACAGGGACAAAGCGGATCAGATCATCGCCTACCGCAACCTCTGCATGACCAGATATCAGGTGGTGCGGCTGATGAAGATCTCCGACAAGCAGCTAAAGCGGCTGCTGCGTGAGTTCGAGATCAACTTCCCGACTACCGCCGAAAAGCGAGAAGCCAACACAGCATGAAACGCATCACCGCGCGCGTCCGGCACGGCCGGCGCCAGCAGCACATCAATCTGCCGCCCAGCGGCTTGGGAGGTATCGGCCATGGCCGAGGGAAAGACGGGTGTCGCGAAGCACTCTGCGGATTACCGGAACCGGCAGAAGGCCCAGGCGAAGAAGCTGGGCATAGAGAAGGTGTTCTTCAACATGCCGGAAGGGATCAAGGCCGCCATGGCTGCCGAGATCGAGCGTCACGGCTATGACCAAGTGCAGGAGCTCTGGCAGGACCTCGCCTTATCGTGGATCGCTCAGGATGCTGAAGAGCGGGCGCGCCGTCTTGAACGACCTGACGCGCCAGCTTTTTACATCTCGCCAAAACTAGCGCGTCAGTTCGAAGCGGCAAGCGCTGCTGAGCTTAGGCGGGATCCAGGCGATGAGGTTGTTAGCCCCAGTTTTCGAAGTTCTGCTCCGCGTATTTGAGCCACTTCGAATGGGCCTGGAACACTGCGCGCTGAAGCTCACGGGATTTCTCACGGAAACCCTCCTCATTCTTGTCGTGCTCAGCGTAGAACTCCTTCAGCTTTGCAGAGGCGGCGCTCATTACGGCAAGAAGAGCATTGCTTTCCTCAATGATACGTAGATCGGTCATTTTCCTTCCTTGTTGGCATGGGAATCGAGCCGACTTCATACCTGATCTCAATCCACTTTACCACCATGCCGCATCCGGCCACGGAGGGCGGCGCATGCATGGAGAAAGCCATGAGCACCAGCTACCACTACAAAACCACCTGCCCGGCCGTGATCGAAGCGGTGCGCGCTTGGGATGAGAAACTCAAGGCCTTCCACCTCAAGCGCGAGAGGCTCGCCGAGGTCTTTGGCGGGCCTGGCTCCCCGATGTACAGCGGAAACGACAAGTACGTCGGCGGCGTGAAGATCAGCGCCAGCCGGGATCTGGATGTGCATTGGTGTCGGCCGGATGACCACGGTTACAGATCGCTGCGAACCGCCGCGAAAATTCCCAAGGGCACCGCCAAGGAGGCAAGGCCTGCAATCAAGGCTGAGCATGACCGACTCAAGGCTCTTTGGCTCGAGCACTGCCCGGCACGGATCAGCGCCGATGACACATGGAAGGCCGTTGGCCTCGACTGGGGAACGATCTGGCTCAGCGGCGGCGTGTTCTTCGAGCTGGAGGGCACCGTTTACCTGCATCTCGGATTCAAGCTCAGCGATGACGGCGACCAGGTCGAAGGCGCCACGGAGATCATGGCAAGCGAGCTTGAAGCTGCGCGCCAGCAAATCCTTCAGCAACGCAAAGCCGCCTAACCCGAGCTGCCCGCCAGCGCCTTCCCCTATTCAACGATAACGCCTCCCCCGCGAGGACAGAATTCACAACTTAGTAAAGGAGAACTGCTCAAGGTTGTCATTCATGAATTTGGCCACTTCCTGCGCCTTTTGGAGGGTTGTCTCCGGAGCAAGGTCAAATCCGAACGTACCCATCGGCATGCCTGGCTCATTGTCCCAGTACTCGACGCAGATCCATGGCTGCCCTTCTGCGTATTCCTTGACCTTAAAAATTGGCTTCGCACGAACTGTCATTTCAAGCCCTCCACAGAGCTCTATCTGAACCTATCTCATAACCCAAAACCATATATCAACGCCAGCCCGGCGAGGGCGGCGCCTGCACGCAAGGACCACACGATGGCCGAATACAACATCGTCAGCATGAGCGGCGGCAAAGACAGTACGGCCACCCTGCTGGTTGCCCGCGAGCTGGAGGTGCCCAACCTCAGTGCCGTTTTCGCTGACACCGGGCACGAACACCCGGCCACCTATGACTACGTGCACTACCTGGCCGAGGCGGTCGGGGTGCCGATCCGCTGGGTAAAGGCCGACTTTGCCAGGCAGATTGCTGGGAAACGCAAGTTCATTGAGACGAAGTGGCGCGAAAATGGAGTGCCCGAGGCAGTAGTGCTGGCCGCCCTGGAGGTGCTGCATCCCACTGGCAACCCGTTCCTCGACATGTGCCTCTGGAAGGGACGCTTCCCCAGCACTAAAGCCCGCTTCTGCACAGATGAGCTTAAGCGAAACCCGATCATCGAGGACATGTTCATGCCGTTGATGACTGGGGAAAACCTGGTGCTCTCGTGGCAGGGTGTTCGGGCTGATGAGTCACTGAATCGCCGCTACCTCCCTGAGTGCGACGAGGTCGGCGGTGGCCTGTTTAACTACCGCCCCATTCTTAAATGGCCTGTGGATGCGGTGTTCGAGGCGCACCGAGCCGCAGGCATCAAGCCAAACCCGCTATACCTCCAAGGCTGCAACCGTGTTGGGTGCATGCCATGCGTCAACTGCGCGAAGGATGAGCTCCGCGAGATCGCCTCCAGGTGGCCGGAAGAAGTGGACAGAGTGCGCGAGTGGGAACGCCTAGTGAGCATCGCCAGCAAGCGTGGTGCGGCCACGTTTTTTGCCACAGTCACTGACCCCACCGTCCGATCCGACGATAAGGTCAGCGCCGAAACCCATGGCATTGACCGCATGGTGGACTGGGCTAACACATCCCGCGGCGGACGCCAGTTCGACATGGTCGACCTGATAGCGCGCACCGACAGCAAACAGAAATGCTCTTCTGCCTACGGCCTCTGCGAATAGCCACATTCCAACTACACTTTCAGGCCGCCCAGGTGGATGCGTGCCGGCAATTCGTTTTCCTACACCCTGCCCTTATAAACTTCTGAGCGGTGGTGGCTCAGGTAGCTTCGCTGCTCCAGTGTGAAGCTACCGACATTCAAGCTAGATGTCAGCCCCCAGGCAGACACGATTTCCTTAGCAGCGTCGGCAACCAACAAATCCCCGTTGTCCTGGAAAGTTATCCAGCCACGGTCGAAGAGCTTGTCCACGTGAGGGGCCAACATCAAACCATTGCTCCCATCCAATCGCTCTGCATTCGAGCAATCCTTCCAAGGCTTGATGTGGCTAGCGATCAGGAAGCGCTTATCGGAAACTCCGGTCAGACGGCACGACTTCTCACGCTCCAGCACCTGAAGGCGGAATGTTCCCTGGCCGACACGTGATCGGACCAACTGCTCCCGCTCTGTAGAAGCCAGTTCCTGATTCAACAGGATTTCACGTTCGGCTTCGTCCGCTCTCACCTGGTCCTCCAGCTCATGAACCCGCTCGAGAATGGCGCTCCCAGCACTATTGGATAGGCGGAGAACGAGAGAGCCAAGTTCGGGCGAGATACTAGCGAGGTAACATCTCTGATTGCCGTTGCCATTTTCTTGTAAAGGGGAGTTTTTCGCGGGTAAGAGGCTTGTGATAGCAGTAATGTGGTCCTTAGGTGAAACAGCCTTGTCCAACTCGGTCCACTCGATAGGAACTAGCCATCCCGTATCCGACCAGTTCAGCCCGGCTTGACCAAAAGCTTCCGGCTTCGCCTGTTCGGTATAAAGTGAAGTCGCAACACCGATAGCCCGAATCTGCCCCCCAGCGTACGAAATAACTACGTCACCGGTTCTAACCAACGTCAGGTTGATGTAGGTCTGGTTTCGAGCGCCATTTTTATTTTTTGTGGGTGACCAGATGTAACCCCCTTCAAGTTCGGCTTGGTAAGTCTGCTTATGGTTGACCCACCAGAAGCGCGAAGTTTCTTGCTCGGGTGAATGCCGCTCGAATACGACAACCTCTGCACTCAGGTCAAGGCACTTACGTTCCCAGCCAGCTTCGATCCAAAGATGGGCCCAGGTGTGTGAATCATCAGTCCTTGAATTTGCCCACCAAGCGTTGTGATTTCTCGCGACCGGTGGCAGACCGCCCACTAGCTCATCAATTTGCGCAAAGGTCAGCTCAACGGAGTTAACAGTCTGGGACCGAAGAAAATCGGCCAGGGGCATGTACTTACTCATCAGTCACCTCTGAGCGCAAAAGCAGGAATCATATTGCCATCACGCACTAGCAGCAATCCTTCCATTCGTACAGACCCGCTTCTCCATCCACTGCCAAAATATGGCTCGAGGTATCCCCATGCCAACAGAAAACCGATCCAGCAACACCGAGATGGTCAGCGTGCCGCGCGAGGATATTGAAGCCGCATGCGCACGCTTCGCCAAAGCGCAGATCTTCGATTTCTCCCGACGCATGCGAGCCCTCCTCGATCATCCAGCCCCGCAGCCCCACCCCGAGCCCATAGCCTGGATGGTTGGTACTGCCTTCTGGTGGACCAAAGAAGAGGCAGAAAGGGATGCGGCGGCGACCGGGTTGCCAATGATTCCGTTCGGACCACTCACTAGCGAAGTAGAACAGCACCCAGGCGAGCCCGCGGTGCTGCCGGCCTGCAAGGCCAAACTGAGCATGGGCCACGACTGGGATCAGGGCTACGCAGATGGATGGCGCGCATGCCTTGATGAAATTGCCAAGCTCGGGCCGCTCTACACCCACGCCGATCCTGGCGAGGTTGAGCGCCAGAGGTCGCGTGCTGACACCAACGCCCTAAACCATAAGCATGCGAAGAACGCACTAGGAGATATCAAGGCGTTCGTCGGTCGGCTTGTAGCAGGTTCCAATGGTCAGGCGTCAATCGCTACCGGATACCTTGCCGACATTGCCGATTTCATCGATAGGCGAACCATTGGCGATCCGGTCCATATAGGGGATGCCAACGCCCTGCGCCTGGACCTGCAAGAGGCGCGGCGTAATGAGTTCAATGCGAGCGCAGAGGTCGAGCGGCTGCGGGAAGCGCTCGCTGAATGCAAGAGCGCGTGTGCCGAGCATGAAGCCCAAGTCGCAGCGGATTTCAAGCACATTGACGACCTGCGCGCCAAGCTGGCCAAGTGGGATTTGCTGCTGCGTGAGATAGCCGACCATTGCAATGGGTGCGTCATGCCTACTGAACAGTTGCTGCGCGACTGGGGATCGAGCATAGACGCCGCCCTATCCGCCAGCGCAGAGCCGAGCGTTCCTACCTGGTCGTGCCAGCCCTGCAAGATTGAACAACCGACTGATCGACCCTGCGATGCTTGCAGCGGCGCGACTGAGCTGAAAATCTGGCAATCCTGACTGGAGCACATTTGTACCCCACCCCGCTGTAACCCCTCTCCCCTCTATTCACTGCCGCGATATGGCGGCCAAGGAACGACCGTGGGCAAAACAATCATCTTGACCGGGAAGGCGGTCGTGAACTTCCGGAAGGTCATGGAGAACGTGCCGGATGATGAAGTTCAGGACCTGGTGAGTATGAGCGACACCAGGGAGGACCAGATCACTGAGGACGATCTGCTCGGTATCGAGTGGATCCATGATGACGTTGCCATCGAGGTGAAAGAATGACCCGCCTCGCCCTCTGCCTCCTGCTGCTGGCCACCGGCGCGAGCGCATCACCCTAGGCCACGCAATGCCATCTAGGTGGGGCACCAGAGCCAGCGCGGCACTACCTGCTATTCGCGATTATATTTTTGAGAAACTACTCTACTCAATTCATCACGGGAAATACTTTCACTATCAGCATAGGCAATGCCTTGATACAAACTCCGGACATCATCACCGCTATAAATCTCCTTAAAATCAACACCCTTCAATAATGAAAACTTTTCAACATAGTACCTCAGCTCTGACCAGCGAGGATTTAAGCAATTTATAAATATTGCGCATTGCTCACCATTACTAAGCTGAGCTCTTAGTATATTAGCGTACACCCTTTGCTCAGAGTAGTGCCGAATCGCTCTCAATGCCTTCATTTTTGGATATGCTGCTTGGCGCAAACCGCCCTTATCACCGTAACCATCAATGTATTTCAAAATCTGATGCAAATTTAAAAAATAGCGCGCCATGGCTGATGAGTATTCCGCGGCAAACGTTTTGACTCTATCTGACACAACAACGACAGGCTTGGCACCATAAGTCACGGTAGGGAACATATTATCTGATATCCATGCAAAGCATTCTGCTCCTACCAATCGCTCGTCTTCGTGCTTCGGAGTGAGGGACGCAGCAATCGACTGCTGAGAATGCACATCCAAGAGACGAAAAAAAGTCGCTTCAAAGTTTTGCTTTTCAACATTCTCGTTCTGCTTTTCGAATATTAAACTTTGCGTCTTCTGGTTTTCATATGCTTCTCTTGCTTCGGTGCGCGCAAGAGCCAAGTCGTGGCGTTGCAATATTAAGTTAATTAGCACGGCAAGAAACGCAAAGAAACTGAGAACCGGATTTAAAACACCTCCAACGAAGTCACCAATCTGCCCCCAATGCTCCGCAGTCTTCGCATTATGTACAGCCAGCCAAGGAATATCAGCGCCAAATTGAAAATGAGCCACTACAGCCAGACCCACTAAAACGATAGGCACTACCGCAACAAGCACAAGAATTAAAATATAACTTCTTCGGATCGCGCCCCACGCCAGCCTAATTCTTGTTTTTAAGTTCTCCAACTGCTCTTCCGGATAAACCTGCCACAGATCCTCCAGATTTCGAACCCCTTTATCGCTTAGTTTTTCAGGGGGAGTCTGATCCTTCATAACACAATCCACATCAAAAAAATTGACACGATAGTAGCAAAAAACCATCACGACTTCAGGTCGGAGGCCTCAGACGCGCGAGCCAGAGACCCCATCCCCTGCAGACAACGCAGCCTTTCAGATTGCTACTGGCTTGCGCGAGACCAGTCAAAGAAACGTGCTCTATCACAGCTCACGGAATAAAAGGAAGCACGCATGACCCGCCTCACCCTCTATCTCCTGCTGCTGGCCACCAGCGCCAGCGCAACCGAGAACGTCATCGATGTGCAGCACGACAGCCAGCGCGGCGTCACCTGCTACCTGCTCAACGGGATCGCCATCAGCTGCATCCCCGACAGCCAGCTGCAGGCCGGCAACGAGCGCCAGCTCTCCCCGCACGAAACCCAACCCGAACCTACACCCGCTCTGGCGCCTGGGCGCTGGATTGATGAGAGGTATCAGCTGTGAGGAACATCAAAACTCGAGAGGGCTATGACCTTTGGGACAAGGCGCACCAGCTTCCAAGGTTCAACTTCTGGCGTGGCGGAGAGGACGAGAAAGGAACCGTCATCCGCGTGCCAGACAAGCATGGCAACTGGGTCAACTTCGATGACCTGGCCAAGCTGGCCGATGAATACCAAGACGAAATCAACTCGCTGCGCGATCGGCTTGCCAGGCTTGAACCGAAGGCGGTGCAAGCATGACTGACCTGATCGAAGTGAGGGTATCGAACCTAATCGGTGCGCCGCTGGACTGGGCAGTGGCCATGGCTGAAGGCTACAAGCAAGACACCGAAAACTACCTGACGATTATCAGTCCCCGGGGCGTCTTCACCAGCGTGAGCATTCGCGGCGCTTCCGAAGGCTTCGGGTTTCGACCATCCACTAACTGGGACCAGGGCGGCCCGCTGATCGACAAGCACAACGGCGGGCTGCACTACGAGGCCCACTTGGCCGACGCGAACTTCCGCTACAGCTCTGGGCCAGGCAGGACCGGTTTCTGGTGCTACGGCCCAACTGCGCTAATTTCCTTCTGTCGAGGCCTGGTCAAAGCCAAGCTCGGGGATACCGTCCAGGTGCCCAAGGAGCTGATGCCATGACCGAACAAAGCACAAAGGAATTCTACTCTGTCGATCAAGCCTCTCAGCATGCTGCTGAATGGTGCAAACGCAATCCCGCATGGCGCCGGATCTGCGATATCCCGGATATCTCCGTATTCGAAAAAACCTACGATGAGATTCCAAAGCGCGAGCGCGCCTACTGGGAAAAGAACGGCGGCGAAGAATGCTGGCGTGAGTTCGGCGCCGGAGGAACCAAGGTGCCTACCGGATTCATCTCTGGAAAGGGCGAGTTCTTCGACCACGTCCTGAAAGTGCCACTCCATCACAACATGATGACGGTGTACCGCGTCGGCAAGAGGTGGAAGCCATGATCGCCCTCGCCTACATGGCCTACCTGATCTACAGGGGGCCGAGATGACAGCCGAAGTTTTCCAGTTCCCCACCACCCGCCGAGTGCACAACAACCAGGTTGCGGCCAACCAAGCCGAGCGCAAGAGGCTGGCCGATTGGTTTCGGGCCATCGCCCAGCACATCGAGGGTAACGAGGTCGAGCACGAACCGCTCGCAGCCATGATCGTGCTCAGCAGCGCCGCCGGCGACGAAGTTCTGCATGTGGGCTATGCGGCGGATGCCGTTTGCATCCGTCAGGCCGGCAGCGCCGCTTCCCGCTGGTCGGGGCTCTCGTATCAGCGTCGTGGCGGCAACTTCTTCGACCGCATCAAGTAACCCCTCCCCCTACTACTCAAGCCCGCCGACATGCGCGGGCATGGAGAGCTATTGCCATGCCAAACCACATCACCAACAAAGTCAGCGCGCCAGCTCACGTCCTCACATCGCTGATCAACGGAGACGGCCGAATCGACTTCGGCAAGCTCATCAAGTTCGAGGGCGAATTCCCTTGGGATGGTATCTGCGGCGCCGCTGAAACCGCTGCGGAGGCAGCAATCAATCTGCCCCTGAGCAACAACCCGATGCTCGCCGGCATGCAGCGGCACAGTCGCGAAACATCCTCGGTGACGAAGCTCAGCGACGAAAGCTTCGAGCAGTTCGTCCAGATGCTGCGCAATCACCGCAAGACCGGATACATGCACTGCATGGACTTCGCCCGCAAGGCCTGGGGCACCAAGTGGAACGCATATAGCCAGAAGATCGACGTTGAAGACTGCTCGCTGTCCTTCGATACGGCCTGGAACGCGCCGGTACCGGTTTTCAAGGCTCTTTCTGCCCTTCACCCGACCGAAGAAATCACAGTCGTGTTCGCCGACGAACACCTCGGCAGCAACTGCGGCACGCTGAAGCTCAAGGGTGGCGACCTGGTGGAGCAGGACTGCGCTGGACCGTGGAACAAAATGACCGAAGCCCAGCAAGACAAGTGGCGGGCCTTCGCCCGTGAAGTCACAGGCCGGACCGACGACGAAGAATAACTAACCTGCCGCCACCGGCGGCGTGGAGACCATCCCATGGATATCGAGAGCACCGGTGACGTAGACAAGGTCACCGAGCAGCGAATGGCCGAGCTCATCGGCTGCACTAAACGCTCCCTAGAACACCGACGCCTGGATGGGAAGATTCCCGCGGGCGTCTGGATGAAGCACGGCGGCCGGATCATTTACAGCAAAAAGAGGTATGACGAATGGCTGGAAAGCCAATGGGTTTACCCCGTGGGGTCGAAATCTTCCGCAACTCCGTCCGCATTCGTTTCACATGGGACGGTATCCGTCGATGCGAAACGCTCCCCTATCCCCCGACACAAAAAGGGATCAAGGCTGCATCCAGCCTTCGCGATCAGGTAACCAGCCTCAACAAGCTCGGGCTGCTTGATCCAGACAAATACGCCGAGCTGTTTCCAAGCTCGCAAGCTGCGGTCGGCGGTAAGCCGACTTTTGGCGAATATGCTCAGCTCTGGCTGGACAGCCGCGAAATCACTCAAGGTACGCACAACAACTACAAAAGCGCCCTGAACCTCTACTGGGTACCGCGGCTGGCCATGGTCCGTGTCGACCTGATCACGACCAATCTCCTCCGCCGCGTCATCATTGAAACCGAATGGACCTCGGCAAACGTGAAGCGCAATGCGATTACCCGACTATCGACGATCCTAGCGGCAGCGACCCGGGAGGGCCTGCTAGTCAAGAACCCCGCCGAGCTGATCGAACTGCCGAAGCGGTCGAAGAAGGAGATCGACCCATTCAGCCTGGCGGAAGCCAATAGCATCATCGACAAGCTGTATCAGCACAAGCACTGGCCTAGCCTGATCTATGCCGCTCTGTTCGAGTTCATGTTCTTCACCGGCCTCCGCCTGTCGGAGGCATTGGCGGTACGGTGGGATGTGATCGATATGGGAAGAAAGACGGTGCACGTCAAGAGGACCGTCGCCCTGGGCGAGGTGGAGGAAAGGACGAAAACCGGCCGGGACCGTTTCGTGCTGCTGAACGATAGGGCCTTACGGGCTATCCAGTTCGCCAGGCAATACGCGGATCGCCGCAGAGATGGTAAGGGGGCGGTGACCGAAACCCCGTTCCTGTTCCCGCCATCGAAGAACGCCGAGTACGTGAAACAGACGTCCGACCTCCACAAGCAGTGGGTGCCTGTGCTCAATGAATTGGGGATCAGGCGTCGTCCCCCATACAACTGCCGTCACACCTATGCGACAATATGCTTAATGTCCGGCCTCAACCCCGCATTTATCGCCCAACAGCTGGGTCACAGCGTGCAGATGCTGCTGTCGACGTATGCCCGTTGGCTTAACTCAAGCTCTGACTGGAGCGAGCTGGAAAAACTCAAGATTGGTATCAAATCGGTATCAGCTGAAAGCCCAGCGTCGTAAGTTACTGATAGGTAAGCCCTTTGATCTCCACCGCCAACATCACCATGCAGTTCGGCTCCAAGCCGCTGTTTGAAAACGTTTCCGTCAAATTCAACAACGGCAACCGCTACGGCCTCATCGGCGCCAACGGTTGCGGTAAGTCGACCTTCATGAAGATCCTAGGTGGCGACCTTGAGCCGTCCGGTGGCCAGGTCATGCTCGAGCCGAACACCCGCCTCGGCAAGCTGCGCCAGGACCAGTTCGCCTACGAGGAATTCACCGTGATCGATACGGTGATCATGGGCCACGGCCAGCTGTGGAAGGTCAAAGCCGAGCGCGATCGTATCTACTCGCTGCCAGAAATGACCGAGGAAGACGGCATGGCCGTCGCCGAGCTGGAAACCGAATTCGCCGAGATGGACGGTTACACCGCCGAATCGCGCGCCGGTGAACTGCTGCTGGGCCTGGGGATTCCGCTGGACCAGCACTTCGGCCCGATGAGCGAAGTGGCACCGGGCTGGAAGCTGCGTGTGCTGCTGGCCCAGGCGTTGTTCTCGGACCCGGACGTGCTGCTGCTCGACGAACCGACCAACCACCTGGACATCAACACCATCCGCTGGCTGGAAACGATCCTCACGGCGCGCAACAGCACCATGATCATC